GGAGAAGATAGGTTCAACAGGTTCTTTCAGGGAGATTTAGATAATGTAGCTTCTGGTGAATTATTACAATCAGTTGGATCACAATTTGCTATTATGATGGCAGAGGGATTTCCTGGAAATTTAAATCAATCTGAAGTTGACTTGATTATTAAAGCCGCACCAAATATAGGTGTTACACGTGAAGGTCTAAAAACATTAAACGCTGTATTTACTGCCGCAAATAAGAGAGCTCAGTTAGAAGCACAATACTCAAGTGAATTTTTAAAAGACCCAGCAAATCAAGGTCTTGGAGCAGAAGCAAAATACGCTAAATATAATGAGGGGTTACGTGAAATACGTGCCGCAAATAAAGTAATCACAGAAGAAATGGTCAGTGCAATAGAAGCAGAAGCAAAAGCAAAACCAGTTCCAGAGGGTGGTATAGGTATTAAAAAACCAGACGGTGGTTTTGATGTATTAACTGCAACCCAAGCACAAGTTTTTGAAGTTGCTAAAAATAATGACTTAAATGACTTTTTAGCAAAATGGCCAGATCTTACTTCTCAATATCCAGAGTTAGCAGATAATGACGCTACGGCAACTTATCAATTATTAAAAGGTTTTACTAGAGTAAACTAATGGCTATTACTTTTCCAAAAAAAGGTGGGAGTACAACTCCTCAACAAGGTGGTGGTGTTACTTTTCCAAAAACTCAAAGTGCTACACCTGATATAAAATTTACTCCTGGAGGTGCTAGATTTACACCTTTTGGATTAGGAGAGTTTGTTGATCTACAAGATAACACACTTAGTGAAGCTATGCTAGAACAACAAATAGCCGATGATTTGTTGCAACTTGGTTTACCTGATCCTTCAGTAGGTGACTTTGAACCATTGTCTCCTGATATAACTGCCGCTAGAGATGCTGAAATTTTAGCTAATTATAATACGTTTAAGAATGCTGAGATTGATAGAATAGATTCAGTATTGACAGAAAAACTTGGTGATAAGTGGCAAGGATCACGCACCAAAGGTCCAATAGGATTTACTGTTACTGATGGTTTAGTGCGAAGACAAAATGCTGGTACATTTGAAGATAGGCAATTATATTTTAAAAAACATCATCCCGAAGGTAAGTACTCTCGCATACCAACAGGAGGTGGAAAATTTATAGAAGTTTATAGTCTTACACCAGACGGTGATGTTTTTACTGTAGATAATGTAGGGCTTGGTACATTACCTCAAACAACTGGAGCGATTACCGCTAACGTAGGTAATTTCACAACCGTTGGAAGTTTAGTGGGTACTGTTTTTAAACCTTTCGTAGGCACTGCTGTTGGAGCTTCATTAGGGAATTTAATTGATCAGGCTATTGCTGATGAAACTTCTTTAGATAATTTTGAACTTTTACAAGGTCTTGATAAAGGTGATGCGGCTACAATAGGTATAGTAGATGGTATAATAACAAAATTTCTTCCTGTATTAGGAGGTAAACTAAAACAAGGGATCACAGGTGAAACTGGAGCTTCCATTTTAGCTAGAAAAACTTCAGGTCCACAGGCATTAAAAGCTCAACAAGCCGCAGAAAGATTAGGGTTGCCTTTATTTGGTGCGGCACAATTAGCGAGTGATAATAAATTGATTCAAGCCGCATTTACTCAAACCGCTGGAACATCTAGTATTCCTGGACGACTGATAAATAAACAACAACGAGCATTGTTTGAAAGATTAAAACAAAAAGCGCAAAGTGATTTTGACTCTTTTACAGCAGAAGAATTAAGCACCTATACAAAACTTCAACAAGATGAATTAGCAGAGCAAGTATACCAACTTGTCGCTAATAAATTTGGTGGTACTTTACCAGAAGGTATGACATTAGAGGGTATTGAGCGTGGTATAAGAGATTCAGCTAGTAAACTACAAGTATCTCATAATGAGCTTATTGATGAGGCCTATAAAAAAGCTTTTAATACTGCTGGTTCAGATAGAGTTGTATTTGATCTTACACCTTTAAAAAGTATAGCAAGAGATATACAACTTGGAACACAAATAAGAACAACCCCAAAACGAGTAAACAAAGCTGGTAGGGCTATCGATGCACAAGGGAAGTTAATACCAACACCTACAACTCGTGCTGAAGGTGAGTTAAGCGGTGAACTTAAAGAAATTACAAATGCATTAATTAATGTGCTTGACCCAAAAGTTTCCAAGCTCGTTGTAAAAGATCAAGGTAAGAAAAAAAGTTTTGATGCATTAAGTCAGCTGAAAGGTTTGCGTGATAGAGCAAGTAGATTGATGAATGACCAAAATGATTCTAAATCTGCAAAACTTATTGTCGACGCTATAGATGAAATTTTAGAGAATCCTGTCGGTGGTAGTAAAGAGTTTTTAAAATTTTATGATGAAGCAAAAACATTAGTTAAACTTAAATCTGATACTCTTAATGCTTCTAATATTGCAAGTATGTTTTCTCGTAAATCTGATGTAATGCCAAACGAGCTTGCAGAAAAATTTTGGACAGGTCAATTTACTTCTAAAGATTGGGATTATTTTACTAAAATGGCAAAGGGAGCGGCTGGTAATAAACCAGATGCTAAAATAGCCGCACAACAATTAATAGCAGATGTGCAAGATGGTTTTATAACATGGTTATATCAAAATCCAGCTAAGACACAAGAACGAATACGGACTATTATGGAAGCAGATAGCGATTTATTTGAAAAAATAGTTCCTAATGTTGGTGACCGTAAAGCCTTAGCGAATATTTCTCAGAAATCTTCTTGGTTACAATCAGATGGTGTACAAGCCGCTATGAAGCGTGATATGACAGTGGGTGAAAGAGCGTTAAAAGCAATTGAATCAATGACCGAAAAAGAAATGATTAACTTTATTAATAAAAATGGTGGTATTGATGGTAAAGCCGCTACGCAAATGCGAGCGGCTGTTTTTAATAGAATATTAGAGAGAGTTTCAGACCTTGATAAACAAGATCTTAACATAGTAGATGTTAAAAAGTTACGTGACCAGTTTAATTACCTTTTAAATTTTAATCAACAAGAAGGGTACGGTAGTTTTAAACCTTTGTTCCAATCAGCTACAGTAAAAAATGATATCCCTACTTATGATGGGAAAACTAACGAGTACATCAAAGATTTGATGGACAATAGACTTTATGCATCTTTTCTTGCTGGTTTTCAAGTAGATGCGGGAGGTCAAATACAAGCGGCCGCATCTATAGCTGGTTTAGCAAAATTAGAGTTTCAGGCATTTAAAACTATTTTTACAAATAATATCATGGCTAATATTTTTGCCAGTCCACCTTCAGTCTCTCAGTTAAAAAAAATACATGGTGGGGGTGCTACAACGGCGACACGAAGGTTTTGGAATAGACGCAAAGGAAATGTATTCGCTAATATTTTGGGTCAGTTAGGTGATAAATTTAGTAAAGATGTGGAAACACCTAAAGAAGAAGTTGAACGCACAGGTCAACCTCCACAAATGGGAGATGATTTAAGTGAACCCACAGCTAGTGTTTTACCTTCAGTTACACCACAGCCCCCCACCTTACCTACACAAACAGCTGGATTAAACATACCTCCGCTACCTTTGGCATCTACTCCCACTCGATCAGGAACAAATTACGATTCATTGTTCCCACGTGATGATATAGGTAGTGCTATCGCAAATAGAAACAGATCAGGAATAATGGCATTAACATAATGAATATAAAAAAATTACAAGCAGAGCTAGAACTAGACGAGGGTTGCAAGTATGAAATATACTTGGATCATTTGGGTTATCCCACTTTTGGTATTGGTCATCTTATACGTGATGATGATCAAGAGCATGGACAACCTGTTGGAACAGTGGTCTCAAAAGATAGAGTATCAGAATGCTTCACTCGCGACATCGACGTGGTGCTCAAAGACTGTGAGGTCATATTCCCCGCTCTTCAAGCATTGCCCGATGAAGTCCAATTAATCATAGCAAATATGATGTTTAATTTAGGAAGACCAAGATTTAGTAAATTTAAAAAATTTATAGCGGCTATCAATAATCGAAACTGGCAAGAGGCCGCAGATCAAATGGTTGATTCAAGATGGTATAATCAAGTTCCAAACAGAGCGCAACGTCTTGAACAACGCATGAGAGCAGTTACCTAAATGGTTGATCCAGTATCAGCAATGGCGATTGCTGGAGCGGCTTTTTCTGCACTAAAAAAAGGTGTATCAATAGGTCGTGATATTGAAAGCATGGGTAAGGATTTATCACGGTGGATGTCGGCGGTATCAGATATAGATCGTGCTCACCATGAAGCAAAAAACCCACCAATATTTAAAAAGATATTTAATGCTAAAAGTGTTGAAGAAGAAGCGATTGAGCTATTTACGCAAAAGAAACAATTAGAAAATCAACGTGATGAGTTACGTAAATTAATTAGTGCGATGTGTGGTCCAAATGCTTGGCAAGAATTGTTACGCATGGAAGCAGATATTCGTAAACAAAGAAAAGAAACATTATACGCTCAACGAGAAGCAAGAAGACATTTTATAGAAATAGTAAGTATAATATTTTTGATACTTACAGTATGTGGGTTTTTCATATTTTTATTCTATCTTTGGTATAATAGGAGTAAGTTTTAAATAATCCAATCCCTAAAATCTTCCGCTAATACCTGACTTGCTATATTAATCTTATTACGTAGTGCTTTTAATACACGTTCATCTGTAGTGTTCTCAGCTATAATATCTATATAAGTTACTTTACTAGTTTGACCTATACGATGTGCTCTATCCTCGCTTTGTAATCTAACTTCTAAATCAAAATTATTGCTATAATATATAACAGTCTTAGCTTGTGTAAGAGTTAAACCATACCCACCTGTTCTTGGTTGTCCAACAAAATAATTTAGTGGACTGTCTGGGTTTTGGAAAATATTTACGATCTCCTGCCGTTGGTTACTTTCTGTCTCACCATAGTAAGTAGCCACAGTATTTTCACCATACTTATCAGCTATTGCTTTTTGTATAGAGATAATATCATGTGTAAATGTAGCCCAAATTATTACTTTACCATCTGTCTCTTCTAGTATGGACATAAGCTCAGGTAGTTTTGCTGAATCAAATATTTTCATAACACCATCGTCAGTTTTTACATGTCCAGAGCAAACTTGTTGCATACGTAACAGTTGAGTAAGTATAGTATCAGTAGTAACATTACCTTCTTTCATCATGGCAAGTGCAAAACTTTTTAAACTATCATATACAGACCTTTGTTCTTTTGTGAGTTCTACACTACGTTTTACATACACTTTATCTGGTAAATCCAAACAATCTTCTTTTTTAACTCTGAAACTAAATTTTTCTAATAACGAGTTTAATTTTTGTAAATTCCTGTAGCCTACCACTTGATTAAAACTATGCGCTCCCATAGTTCTACGTTGTACTACTGCATACTCATGCTGGAAACTAAAGAAACTACTATGACCTAATAACCACGGATCAAGAAACTCACACTGTGAATACAAGTCCAGAGGGCTTTTTGTTACTGGAGAGCCTGTAAGTATACGCCTGTACTTAGCGTGTTTTCCTAGAGAAACCACCGTTTTTGTACGTTTTGCATCTTTATTTTTTATAGTAGTGCTTTCATCTATAGCCATGAGAGCATCGTGAGCTATCAAAAATTTTTCTGCTATAGTAGCACCTTTTTTAGTGCTCAATGCTTCTACGTTCATAATAAATATTTTTAAATTATCATCAGGGAAAAATAATTTACGTTGTTCTTCTAGTTGTTTTTTAGTTTGGTTAGGATTCCACAAAACAATGTCAGCGATTACATGTTTCGGTAAATGATTTGGTAACTCACCACGTTCCCAGTTTCTATACACACCTTTTGGTGCGACAACTAATGCACCAGTAATTTCTCCACGGTCATATAATATGCACATGTTATCAATTAATACTTTTGATTTGCCTGTACCCATATCCATAAAGTATGCAAACTCTGATGTATTCCAAGATTTAGTAAGCGCATCAAGCTGATGCTCATATGGCTTGTGTTTAAATTTATAACGCATCTCACCACTTTCTGACTGGTTACTTATAATACACCCAAAACAAAATATCACCTAAACTTTTTTAGTCCTGTATAATCTCGCGAGGCCAGTCAAAGATACTAGATATCGTATATTATAATATCTGATGGATTACTTAGATAACTTTTTTGTTTTATTACTATATATAAAAGTGCATAATATTTTGGTAGGCAATCCTGCCTACATAGAAAGTAACGGAGTAGAAAGCCGTGACAGTCTACATAACACAAGAAGTGCGTGGTAGAGATATCACTGATGCAGTTGCCTTTGGCGATTTGCAAATACTTGTTCCTGCAAAAGAGCAAGTAGCATTTAGTACACAACCGACAGTGCGTAGGATTGAAAAAGGTTTGCGAAAGTTTAATGACAATGACTTTTTATTATTATCAGGTGATCCTGTATGCATAGGCATAGCCTGTGCTCAGGCGGCTAAATGTAATAATGGTAAGTTCAAAGTGTTAAAGTGGGACAGGCTGGAAGGCAAGTATTATCCACTAACGGTTGATTTATACCATAGGAGGAGTCTGTAATGCAGGACTTTGAAAGTGTGGCTAGTGACCTGACTAGCCTAGATAAATCAGGTATAAGCACTATCAGTAACCTATGCAAACAGCAACTTACGTTAGAACAACGTATAGCTGACCTTGAACAAGAGCTCAAGGATGCAAAACAAGAGCATCGTAAAGTAGCTGAGGATTTACTTCCTGCCGCTATGGATGAATATGGTGTTGCTGAACTTAAAATGGATGATGGTTCTAAAATAAACGTATCACCGTTTTATAGTGCGAGTATACCAAAAGCTAAACAGGATGAAGCTTTTAAATGGCTTACCGAACAGGGGCATGGTTCATTAATAAAAAACCATGTGACTGCGGCTTTTGGTCGTGGCGAGGATAACCTTGCTAAAGACTTGCTTGCCGAGCTTGATCAGCGTGGTATGGCAACACAAACAAAGACGTGGGTTGAACCCATGACACTCAAGTCTTTTGTTAAAGAGCAAGTAGAAAAAGGTGAAAACCTACCGTACGACTTGCTTGGCATATTCGTGGGGCAGAAAGCTAAAGTAACAAGGAGCTAAAAATGGCAAATGAAGTAACTAAAAAGAGTGCTACAAATGTTGCACTAAATAGCTTTGAGGAGTTTGGTTCGCTAGGGTTTGAGGAAACACGTACAGATGATATGGCTGTGCCTTTCCTTAGAATACTTGCACAGCTAAGTCCACAAGTTAATAAACGTGAGGGTGCTTACGTTGAAGGAGCAGAGGCAGGAATGGTATTTAATACTGTTTCTAACAAAGTGTATGACGGTGAACAAGGTGTGCTTGTAGTACCTTGTTACTATAATCGTAGGTTTGTGGAGTGGGCTCCTAGGGAAAAAGGTGGTGGATATTTTGGTAGCTTCCACCCTGATGACCCCATAACTCAAACTACTACTAAAAATGAACGTGGTGAAGATGTGCTACCAAGTGGTAATCTACTCACAAACACGGCTCAGTTTTTTGTAATACTAATTGATGAAGATGGTCCTCAGCGTTGTTTAATTACAATGAGTAGTACACAATTACGTAAAGCTCGTAAGTGGGTAACGCAAATGAACTCACTTACGTCAGTAGGTAAAAACGGTACTTTCGTTTTACCTATGATGTCACATAAATACCAACTAACAACAGTAGCAGAATCTAATGATAAAGGTTCTTGGTTTGGTTGGGATATACATAAGGTAGGTATGCTTGACCTTAGTCAAGAACGTGACCTTTTTGATATGGCAGTAGAGTTTGCAAAGTCTGTAAAAGCTGGAGAAGTAGAGGTAAAAGAAACACCTGAAACTCCACAAAAACAGGCTGATGACGACTCGCCATTCTAACAACAGTAGGAGTTGATCGCCTACCGTTGCGGAACGGTGTACATTTGCGCTCAAATGTACACCGTTCTACCTCTTGGAGTTTATGATGGAATTAGCAGAAAATTTTTTAAAATTATTTGAAGGCAACAAACGAGCACATGGGATATTTAATCCTGATGAGCAACGTGCCGATGGTAAAAAATTAGGTGTCTATAAAATAATTAAACAGCCTCCTACTGTGGAATTATGGCAACAACACTTAGATGGGAAACAGGGTTTAGGTATTATACCAATACGTGATGATAATATGTGTACGTGGGGTGCGATAGACATTGATAATTATGAAGTTGACCACCAAGTTTTAGTAAAGAAATTAAAAGGAGCTAAGATTCCTGGATGGGTTGGTAGGAGTAAATCAGGGGGAGCACATATATACTTTTTCTTTACTGACCCTATAAAAGCAGGATTTGTACAATCTAAACTTACAGAGTTAGCGGCTTCATTAGGACATGCAGAGGGGGAAATATTCCCTAAACAATCAACTATTCTTGTAGACAGAGGTGATACAGGTAATGGTTTGAACATGCCCTATTTTAAAGGTGATTTAAGCACTCGATCTGTTTATAATTTTAGTGGCGAAATTATGACACCAGAGGAGTTTGTGCAACAGGCACATAGGTTTCGTATTGGTCCAGATAGTTTTAGAGATTTTACAATATCAAAACCAGAACCAAAGTTAAAAGATGGTCCTCCTTGTTTGAATGCACTTTGTGAGCAAGGTTTTGGTGAAGGGTCACGTAATAATGCGTTATTTAATCTAGGTGTCTATGCTCGTATGTTTGATGGAGATAATTGGGAAGCTTTAGTTCAACGCTACAATGTAGATTATTTACACCCACCTTTGAGTCATAATGAAGTCGGTGCTGTAATAAAACAGTTACAACGAAAAGATTATCACTACAAATGTGAAGATCAACCTGTCAAACCTTTTTGTAATAAGGATATATGCATAACTCGTAAGTATGGTGTTGGTCCAGCTGGAGTACAAAATCAGATGTCTAGCTTAACAAAAATAGATGGTGACCCACCGATATGGATACTTGATGTTGATGGTCAACGTGTTGAGTTAAGCACTGATGGGTTGATTAGTCAAACACGTTTTCAAAAAGACTGTGTGGCTCAAATCAATAAACTGCCTATTGCCGTTAGTCAAAGAGCATGGCAGACTAGAATACAACTATTACTGGATAACTTAACTATTGTTGAAGTGCCACCAGATGCTACAATAAAAGGAGAGTTTGAAGATTTATTATCACAGTTTTGCACAGACAGAGCAAAGGGTACAGATCGTGAGGATATACTACAAGGAGTTGCTGTTTGGGCAGAAAGTAAAGTTTATTTTCAGGTAAAGGATATAAAGAAACATTTGTCTGTAAATGACTTTAATCACTACACTTCTAATAAAATAACCTTAAGATTACAGGGATTGGAGGCTGAAAAAATGTTTTGGAGAGTAAAAGGTAAAGGCATACATGTATGGTCATTACCACAAGACTACTTTGCAACAAATGATGAGCCTTTAGCTTTACCTGATATGCCTATGGAGGATAACATACTATGATATTTAGAAATTTATTAAGTAAAATATTTCCTTGGATACAACCAAAAGGTTCTGTATCTGTGCAAGTACAAGGTGCTTCTTCTACCACAGCTAAAAAACCTAGAGGTCGACCTAAGAAAAAATGAATATAATAATAGGTCCTCCTGGAACAGGCAAAACTACCTTTTTGCTAAATAAAGCTGAAGAATATATGCAGAAAGGTGTGCCACCAGATCGTATAGGCTATTTTGGATTTACACGCAGAGCGGCTGAAGAAGCTATGAATCGAGCTATTTATAAGTTTAGATTGCACAAGAAAGACTTGCCTTTTTTCCGTACTCTTCACAGTTTAGCTTTTATGCAGATGGGTGTGAATACTTCACAGATTATGACATCTGATAAATTTAGTGAAGTAGGTGAGTGGTTAAAGATAGGTGGATTTTTTGGTAATGCGATGAGTGATCAAGGTCCGTATAAAGATTTTGGATATGGGGATAAGTTTTTAGAAATTATAAATATAGCACGTATCCAGCAACAACCTTTAAGGTCTGTATATAATGCTTCTACTGTTCCACTTAAAACGGATTGGGCTAGGGTTGATTATGTTGATCGTGGTCTAAAAGCATGGAAAGAACACTACAACCTATTTGATTATACAGATATGTTAGAGCAGTTCTGTTATAGACAGTTAGCTCCAAAACTAGAGGTTGTTTTTATAGATGAAGCACAAGATTTATCCCCTTTACAATGGTCTATGGTGCATCAATTACAAGCTAATTCCAAGGAGATGTTTGTAGCTGGAGATGACGACCAAGCCATTTTCCGTTATGCGGGAGCAGATGTAGACTACTTCATAGGGCTCAGTGGTTCCGTTACCGTTCTCGACCAAAGTTACAGGATTCCCTCCGATCACCATGCACTTAGTGAGAAAGTTATTCAAAGAGTCGTTAACCGTAGAGCCAAACAATTCAATCCAAGGCAGGATAAAGGGGGTGTTTTCTGGCATAGACACTCCGAAGAAGTTGATATGTCCCAAAGCGATTGGCTTCTACTGAGTAGAACAACAAGAGGTGCTAGGCAAATAGAAGAAGAAGTTCGCCGAAGGGGACACCTTTATACTTATAATGGCAGTAAATCTATAGATGGTAAAGTGTTAGAAGCTGTAAGGCTGTGGGAAAATTTACGTAACGGACAGTCTATGAACGTAGAACAAGTGCGTACTATATATAGCCAGATGCTTATTGGCACTCAAGTAGAGTATGGTCATAAAACTTTTGGTAAAGGGCAGATTGACCAAAGATATTCGTTACAAGATCTACAAGATTTTCATGGGTTACTTCATAATCTTCCATGGGATGAAGGGTTGGGTAAGATATCTGATAGTGATAAAAGGTATATTAAGGCTTGTCTGCGTAAAGGTGAATCACTTACAAAAGAGCCACGTATACGGATATCTACAATACATTCTGCAAAAGGAGCACAGGCAACAAATGTTATGATGCTAACAGATACCATGCGTAGATCATACTCTATGTGGCGCAAGTTTGATAACGAGCATTTTGATGAAGCTCGTGTGTTTTATGTTGGTTTAACGAGAGCATTAGAAAACTTACATCTAATACACCCAATGTTTAGTAGAGGATATCAGATCCCTGCTTAGTTGGTCGCTATGAGTATATTTTATTATACTTGGTGCGTATCTACAGGCATAATTTAATATAAGTAAATTGCTATAGAAGGAGCACACATGGAAACAGTAAAATACTTAACAAGAGACTTTATTATAAAGTTAAACAACAGAGCTATTCAGCGCAATGCTAACCGTACCCTCAAGGCTAGATTTGTTAGTAAACTTCCCGATAATTGTAAATACCCTATTATTGAGCAGTTATTACACAATGATGTTGAGATGCGTTGCCATATAGCTTACAATGACAAAGGCGATGTTTGTGTACTTGACATACCTTTGTCTGACTATAATAATTTACCTACGGTTGACGTAGCTATTAATGCCTAGTTTTTTAGAAAGGAGAACAATATGGCACACCAAGTAGAAACAATGGCTTATGCAGGAGAAGTTCCTTGGCATGGTCTAGGTAAAAAAGTTGAGCACAAACTTACACCAGAGGAGATGCTCAAAGCCGCTGGTCTTGATTGGACAGTTAGCAAACGTCCTGTTTACTATGCGGACAAACCAAATACATGGGACTTAAATGACCCACGAGGTGAAGCAAAAATGCTTCGTGCTCAAGACGACTACCTTATAGTGCGTGACTCAGATAACCGTGTGCTATCACATTGTGGCGAAGGTTTTGTACCTTTTCAAAACCATGAGACCATGTCTTTCTTCAAAAAGTTTACCGATGCTGGTCATATGGAGATGGATACTGCTGGTAGCCTTAGTGATGGTGAGCGTGTATGGGGTCTTGCTAAAATTAAAAAAGGTTTTAAGTTAGCAGGAGGCGACGACATTGAAGGTTATTTGTTAATGGCTAACAGTCACAAGGTTGGCACAGCAATGACCATGATGTTTACACCCATACGAGTTGTATGTAACAACACAATAACTCTAGCTCTGGAGTCAAATGGTATTACTGGTAAGTTTAGAGTACTGCACTTACAAATGTTTGATGAGGAAATTATGCAAGCCGCTGAGACTGCACTCGGTATTAGTGGTGAGCAAATGAAAACATTCCAAGAGCAGTCTGAGTTCCTTGCCAATAAAAGAGCTACTAGAGATCAGGTAGATAATTTTATAGCAGAGTTATTCCAGCCTAAATTACTTATCGAGCGTGGCAAAACTAAAGAAGCAGACTTGCCTCCCTTGCATGAGGAGTTTAGTAAAACTTCACAAATGGTATTAGAAGCTATTGAAACATCTCCTGGACATAGCAAAGCTTCTGCCAAAGGCACTTGGTGGGGAGCACTCAATGGTGTGACATATGTTATGGATCACCAAAAACGTGCAAAGAGTCGTGACCACGCACTTAACTCCGCATGGTTTGGTACAGGTGCTACGACTAAACGTAAGGCTATGACCAAAGCTCTTGAGTTTGCTAAAGTATCATAAGAGCAAGTAATACTTTATAAAGTTCCCTACATAGGCTATGCTTATGTAGGGAGTAGTTCATAGAGAGGAACAATCATGCCACAAAATAAAACATATGTCGTATTAGAAAACGACAACACTTCTAGTAGGAATGAAGCTTATAGCTTTTTTAAATTTCCTTCGTTACGTGACACCAAAAAATGCGATGAGATCAATGAGCGTAGTTTAGTGTTTTCTACTGTAGAGCAGTTAACAGAACATTATAGTGAAAAAGAGTTAATTTCCATAATGGATGCCACCTATAAAAAAGATGTTAAAGAAGCTTTAGAGCAAGAGTCATTAAACACTATTCGTAAAATAGGAACACATAGTACGTTCTTTAATTTTGTAGATCTTGTTGCTCGTAATTATAAACCCATCAGTAAGGAGAAACCAATGACTGATAAAACTATAGTACATATCGATCAATTTAATAATAAAACGCAAAAACATGAAGCTAGTAAGTCACCTATTAAAAAGTCGCAGTACAATCCTGATGCTAAAATACTTGCAGTTAATGGTGAGTCGGGAGTTTATGTAAACCCCTATCGGTCAGGTAGTAATAGATGGCATAACTTTGAAGCCCTTATAAATTCTGGCACAGTTGGTGAAGCACTAGTGGCTATGAAAAAACTAGTTCCAGGAGGTAATAGTGTAGACATTAAGTTAGCACTACAACGTGGAGCTATAGAGTTGGAGGAGCCTAGTAATGGAAAATAAAACAGAAAGTAAAATCAAAGATTGCGTTATATGTGGTGATAAGATAGAGCCACACGTAGATAAATACGGTAATCCATATTGGTATGATGGGCATAATGCAGAGCCTGTAGCAGAAGGGAGATGTTGTAATACTTGTAATGAGTATGATGTAATCCCAGCTCGTATAATGGCTATGATAGGACATCATTAAAATGTTAGTAGAAAGTTTTTATAGCTGGATAAACGAACGGCATAATATATATTTACAAAGAGTGGAGGGGCTACCAGCACCGTGGACTGATGATCCTATATTAAAAGAGTATAAGTTTACTAATCCTTTCCGTGAAAACGATAGGGTAACTGTTTGGATGCGTAAAAATTGGACTGATGTACATAATAATGCTCCTCATGGTGAAATTATATTTAATTGTTGTTTATTCCGCATGACTGGCACAAGCGAGTTTGCTGAAGAGCATGGTTGGGTATATGAAAATGAAGGCTGGGATGCTGAGCGCACTAAAGAAATAATAGAGCGTCGGTTAGCAAAAGGTTTACGAACTTTTACGGGAGCATATATAATTACTAATCAAGGTGTAAAAGCAAGAAAATCTGAGGTTGTAGTTGATAATTTTCTTAAGCCGATCTGGGAAAATAAGGACAAGGTGGCGGAAGTTGCTTGCCAAACCAATTCGCTCAAAAAAACCCACGAGGAGATGGCTAGGTATCGAGGGTGGGGAGGAGGAGGTTTTATGTCTTACGAAGTCGTTTCCGACCTCAACTACACACCTGTACTGGACAAGGCAGAAGACCGTTTTAGTTGGGCAAATGCAGGTCCAGGAGCAAAACGAGGATTAAATAGGATACATGGTAGAGACCTTAAAAAAGTTTTGCCGCAAGATCAAGCAAACTTAGAGATGCATCATTTACTTAAATTAGCACCTCAACATATAGCAGACCATGTACCGCTCAAACAAGTAGATATGCGATGCATAGAGCATAGCTTATGTGAGTGGGATAAATACCAACGAGTATTTCTTAAGCAAGGTAGACCTAGAAGTAGGTTTACATTTACAGAAATTGTAGTGCCAGAAGGGAGAGTAATATAATGATACCTATTTATATACCTACTAGGGGAAGAATAAACAAACAAACCACATGGGAAAGTATAGGCTCAAAAGCTAGATCAATGGCTGTGTTAGTTTGCCCAGATAATGAAGTATCTACACATGAAAGTTATGGCAGGAAGACATTGAGCCGAGGTGATATAACAGGTATAAATAATGCACGACAGTTTATACTAAAACATGCGTTGGAGAACGAACATGATAAAATTATTATTTTGGATGACGATCTTATATTTGGTCGTCGCATATCTGACGTAGCACCTAGTCTACGTAAAACCAAACCAGAAGAAATGCATGAGCTATTTGATATTATGAGTGAACGTTTAGATTCATATGTGCATGTTGGTGTAAGCCCAAGACAAATGAATGATAAACATTTTCCTGCTCGTTGGAAGGAATGTATGAGGCAAAATGCTGTTCATGGTATTCAACCAAAAGTATTAAAAAAGGAACATCTACGTTATGACACAGTAGACCTCATGGAAGATTATTATATGACACTCAGTTTATTTAAACTAGGCTATCCTAATATTATGATTACTGACTGGACGTGGGATCAACGTGGTACATCAGGTGCTGTAGGAGGCTGTAGTTCGTACCGTAATGCTGAACTACAAGAACGTGCAAGTAAACAACTTGAAGCTATGTTTCCAGAACATGTGAAGGCTGTTAAAAAAGAAACTAAAACAGGTTGGGATAATATGAAAGTACGTTGGGATGTACGTGTACAATGGCGAAAGGCGGCAATGGATGGAAACTGTATCTAATAACTATCAAGACCCACCTAACTCTATACAAGTAGAATTTGTTGAGGGCTGTAATTTAGCTTGTTCTTTTTGTGGTATACAGGCGATACGTGATAATGGTGCTGATGGTCCGAACGATATACACGGTAAAAAGTCTGGTCCATATAAAAACCTGACTATACAAACAGCCGAAGCTATTTGTGACCAAATCAGGGAGGCTAACTGGAATCCTCGTATTGAGTTTGCCATGCACGGTGAGCCAACTATGCACCCTTTCTTCGTTGAGATGGTAGGCTTGTTTAGAAAAAAGTTACCAAAAACCTCTCTTATGATGACGAGTAATGGAGGAGGGTTGTTAAAAGATACTGAGGAAACAGTCAATAAACTAATGGACGCAGGAATCAATGTTTTGTTTTTAGATAATTATGAACGTATAAAAATAGTTGATAAAATTAAAGAACGGTACAATGGTCCGCACCCTGTTTACGAATACCCTAGTGATCGCCAAGCTAACCCACACCGTAGAAGAAGACATGATGATCATGATATAGTAGTTGGTATGGATCTTACACTCGCAACAAATGGCACTCATGCACAAGTAAGCAATCATGCTGGATCTGCTTTCCCACTAAATTATAACCAATCAGGTAAACGATGTGCAAAACCTTTCCGTGAGTTAAGTATACGTTGGGATGGTAGTGTGGCTGTATGTTGTAACGATTGGATTGGATGGTATAAGTGTGGTAATTTACATCAAACAAATTTATCGGATATATGGCAAGGTGATGCTTTCCATGCCGCACGTCAAAAATTGTATCACGGACAACGCAACTTCGGTCCGTGTAACGGTTGTGACAATGTAACACTTCGTAACGGTTTGTTACCAGACCGTATGGGTAGACAAAGTTTACCTGAGCCAGATGCACAAACAGAAGAACATATACAAAAAGCTCTTGGCAATGGCACGTATACACCCAAAGTCAAAAAGCATTTTGACTTTATTTAAACACCATACAGCCACTAGACGCTTGCTTTTAGTAGTTGTACACGTAATAATAAACTCAGCCGCTCGAGCGGCTTTAAAACCACATAGAAAGGCGGTAAAAAATGGCAACATTTAATAGCACTATTGTGAGGGGTGCTCATACTATCACAGCTAGAAATGTCAGTGATGCTCTCTGGCTTGCAAAACAAAAATTAGAAAATAGTGGTACAAAGGTTGAAACAAGAAATGGTAGGGCTATTGAGTTAAGAGAGCCTATAGCTATTGTATATAATCAACCTATGGAGCGAGTATTATTCTACCCTGAACGTGATGCTAACCCTATTTTCCATTTTATGGAAAGCTTATGGATGTTAGCAGGACGGCATGATGTTGAGTGGATTGCTAAGTTCAACAAACGTATGGCAGAGTATAGTGATAACGGTAAACAACTTCAAGGTGCGTATGGCTATAGATGGCGCAAATACTTTCATACCGATCAGTTAGTAAAAGTAATTTATAGGCTACGCACATACGAAAATGATAGACGAACTGTTTTAACAATGTGGGATGCTGAGGAAGATTTGCGGTTGGATAATGATTGTAAAGATCATCCTTGTAACACTCATATATATTTTAGTATCCGTGATAGAACATTAGATATGACAGTATGCAATCGTAGTAATGATATGATATGGGGAGCGATGGGTGCTAATGCTGTGCATATGTCAATCTTACAAGAGTATGTAGCCGCTAGAGTCAATGCCAAAGTAGGTATCTATACTCAGTTTAGTAATAATCTACATGCCTATTTAGACACCCTCAAAACTTTAAAAAATATGCAACCTGATTATAATTCTTATGGGTCACGTGGTATTTATCCTTCACGCATCGTAACTAGAGCAACTTCCTTTATAGAAGAGCTAGAGTTGTTTATGGAAGACCCCATGAAAAAACATCCATATAGCAATAAAATATTTCCAGAGTTAGCTCAACCTATGTGTAGAGTTTGGGAAGCTTGGAAACAAAAAGAAATATTTTTAGCATTAGATTTATGTAAAGAAATAGTTCCTGATGATTGGCATATAGCTGTACATGAGTGGTTAGAAAGAAGAGTGAACAATGGATAAAAAGTATAGTGATATTATAGAAAAGGTAAAACAATTATCGTATGAGGATGTGTTTGGTTTAGATGAAGCTGAAAAAAGTTATGGTGATAGTTGGAAGCAACGTGGCGGTGTAGGTGCATTTATGATGTTAGCACGTAAATGGGATCGCCTTGAAAAACAAGTAGAACAACAAAACTATGATGTTTTTAAAGCGGCTGAACTAGACATGCGGGATGAGGGTATCCTTGATGATTTAAAGGATTTACGTAGGTATTTATTTTTAGTAGAGGCTGAGATACGTATGCGTAATGGAAAGTAAACTTGATAAAACTGTCGTAGCACAATGCGAATGTTTAAGAGATAAAAAAGTATTGACATTTAGGCAACTCAAAAATAAGTGGCCGATCTGTCGTTACTGTAATCAACCAATGAAAGTAAAGGCAGATGATGCAGTTCCCCTTGTTCACACCACCGACTGAGTGGGTAATGCCAGATGGCTACCCTGATATATCGGAAGCACGTGAAGTAGCCATAGACCTTGAAACAAGAGACCCTAACCTTAAATCTCTAGGGAGTGGGTGGGCTAGGAAAGATGGTCACGTGATTGGTATAGCTGTAGCAGTAGAAGGTAGTTCATGGTACTTCCCCATACGACATGAAAACGGCAGTAATTTAGATGCAAAGCAAACACTTCGGTGGCTTGCTTCTGTCTGTTCTGTAGAACGAGATTACATAATGCACAATGCAATGTACGACCTCGGATGGTTATGGGCAGAAAACATAGAAGTAAAAGGTCGTGTTGTTGATACTATGATTGTTGGTGCATTGCTTGATGAAAACAGATTTAGTTACGCATTGAATGCACTTGGTAAAGATTATTTAAATGAACGTAAGAGTGAAAAAGAGTTATATGAAGCCGCAGAATCATTTGGGGTAAATGCTAAGTCAGAAATGTGGAAGCTCCCTGCACATTTTGTCGGTCAATATGCTGAGCAAGATGCGGCATTGACACTTAGATTATGGAATAATTTCAAAGGCTTAATCGTTAAAGAAGATATAGCTAACATATTTGATTTAGAAATAAATGTTCTTAAAGTGGTTTTTGAAATGCGTAAGAAAGGAGTGCGTGTAGATATAGCTAAAGCTGAGGAACTAAAAGAACAATTAGAAAAACAAGAGCAAGAAGTATTGTCCGCTGTTGGTGGTGGTGATATAGATATATGGGCGGCATCAAGTATAGCTAAAGCATTTGATAAACAGGGGTTACGATATCCAAAAACAGAAAAAACTAAAGCTCCTAGTTTTACTAAAAACTTTCTGGCTAATCATGAACATGCTCTTCCAAAAGCAGTAGTAAGAGCTCGTGAACTTAATAAAGCACGTACGACTTTTATAGATACTATACTAAAACACAATCATAATGGGCGCATACATGCTGAAGCACATAGCCTCCGTAGTGATGAAGGTGGCACAGTCACAGGTCGTTTTAGTTATAGTAACCCGAACTTACAGCAAGTTCCCGCTCGTAATGCTGAAATAGGTCCAATGATTCGCGGATTGTTTTTACCAGAACAAGGTGAGTTGTGGGGTGCATTTGATTACAGTAGCCAAGAACCACGACTTGTTGTTCATTATGCGAGTTTGTTAAAGTTAGATGGCGCACAAGCTTTTGCTGATCAATATAATATAGATGCTAACACAGACTTTCATCAGATGGCGGCTGATATAGTGGGTGTACCTCGTAAACAAGCTAAAGATATAAACTTAGGATTATTCTATGGCATGGGTAAGAACAAACTCGCAGAGCAGTTAGGTTTAGATTATGAAGATGCTAAAGAACTATTTGCAGAGTATCATGGAAAAGTACCCTTTGTCCAACAACTCTCTGAGTATGTAGTAAATCGTGCTTCTAAAAAAGGAGCTATACGCACTCTGTTAGGTAGGCGATGTAGGTTTGATAAGTGGGAACCAAATGCTTATGGAACTTATAAACCCATGAGTCATGCTGATGCACTAGCAGAACATGGTCCAGCTATCAAACGTGCTTTCACTTATAAAGCTTTGAATAGATTAATACAGGGTAGTGCGGCTGATCAAACAAAAGCCGCTATGGTCGCATTGTATAAGGAAGGCATTACACCACTGATACAAGTTCATGATGAGTTAGATATATCTGTGGCTGAGCCAGAGCTGGGTAAGAAAATACAAGAAATTATGGAAACGTGTGTGGATATGCAGATACCTAGTATTGTTGATGCAGAGTTTGGTCCAAGCTGGGGTGAAGCAAAAAAGACATTTAGTGATAAACCTTGGAGTAGAGGAGTAAAAGATGGCAGAACAAAAATGCAAGACAACACCAAACATTAAAACTTTAATGACAGCATGGGACGCACAGTTCTTAATTAGATATCATACTGTTCCATTACAAACAGAGAGGCAAACCGTGGGAGCTCATTCATATGCAGTAAGTGTTCTATTAAATCAACTTTGGCCTGATAGTAGTAAACAACTCATTTTATCAGCACTTTACCACGATGTAGCTGAAGTCATATTAGGTGATATCCCTGCTACTGCTAAATGGGGATACCCAGAGTTAAGAAAAGCTTTTGAAAAAGCTGAAACACAAGTAATGAAAAGTTTAGAGTTAGATTTTGTTTTAACTAAAAAAGAAAAAGACCGATTGAAAATGGCTGACATGTTAGAGTTGGTGATGTATTGTAATCGGCACTCTTCGTTGCCACAAATGAAAATGATACGAGATGCTGGAAACGACTACTTATTAGAAAATTTTATTAATAATAAAGACTTTGAACCTGTAGCTAGTTTGCTAAGACATTTAGGTTTGGATTAAAAAGATAATAAAAATGGGGTCGTAAGGGTAATAATTGCCAATAGGTATGTTATATTATATATAGGTATTGCATTATAGAAAGGATGTACCTATGGATTGGCAACAGTATGAAGACTATATGCTTAGTTATGCTAAGTCTTACACTATAACAGAGTTCCTTGGTCGGGCTACATATAATACATACCATTATGATACTATTGTTTCATGTGCAAAAGCATATCATGATATGCGTAAAAACTCACCTAACCGTAGGGTTCTTGTGTATGCTGTGTGTCAGCCACCTAATCGTAAGCTAAGTGTTAGCTTACCTATAGCACCCGAGTTACTACCATGAATTTATTTTGGTTATCACTAGACCCCGAGCGGTGTGCTCAAATGCATTGCGATAAGCATGTCGTTAAGATGCCATTAGAAACAGTACAGATGTTATGTACTGCTCACTGGATACATGGTAATGATGCACCTTATTTACCTGTGCATCACAAACACCCTTGTACTCTGTGGGTAGCACAAACGATAGAAAACTACCGCCTCGCTTGGTGGTTAGGATATTATTTATTTAAAGAGTTTACATACCGATATAACAATGTTCACCAATCAGAGTCGGTATTGTATTCGGTGCGTTGTCACCCTCCTGCTATGACTGCCCGAGGTTACACTAAGTTCCCTCAAGCCATGCCAGAAGAGTACAAGCACCATGATGTAATGGTCGCATATCGTGACTATTATGTTGGTGAGAAAAAAGGTTTTGCTAAGTGGACTGGCAGACCTGTTCCAAACTTTATGCAGAAAGATAAACACTATGGAAACTAAAGATATAAAAATTGATATTGAGACTTACAATGTTCTTCGTCAAGCGGCAGATGCTGAGTGCCGTTCTATACCAATGCAGATCCGTTGGTTAGTTAAAAACTCTAATAGTGGTTCTGTTCCACGTGTGGTGCAAACTCAAATACCTACTATGAGGGTTTGTAAAACTAAACCTAAAAGAGTTAAGGCTCAAGCGAATGCTCAGATAACTAATCCAGATACTAACTTGAATAAAGTTTTAATAATATTTGATAGTGGATTGACTTTATGTAGTAAAGACTTTAGGCATGTAGTCCATGCTTGGGGGGAAGTAGATGCGTCACGTGAGCTAAATGCGCTAGAGAGACGTGGCGATGTGGTTAAGATTGGTAATACCAAACCATATCACTATTGTCTTTCTCCGCTAGGACGTGAGCGTATAAATATAATCAAAAGGAGTAAGCTATGAAACCTTTGTGGGAAATCTATAAGGTAAAAACTACCACTAACGAAGTTCACTGGATATTAGATGGACAACTCGTTAAATCACCCATCGTATTTTATGGGTTAGAAAATTTACATATCTTCATGGAATCATTTCATGAGATTAATAAAGTGCATACTCCGACTAAAGTCCGGTCGGGGGATGCATCAACACCAAAGCACCCATATGATAGGGATGATCAATATTGGGAGGAGACACAATCATGATGGATGGACACAAAAGATTAATGCTTGAAAAACAAAAACTTGATGAGCTTGCCGCTGAGTCTACAAGTATGAAAGACTTCGCTAGTAAGTTAGGTTTCACATATATAACTGCTAGGAATATTGCTGAGTTATACGGTGTGACCGTTCCGGATGGTAGAGTAGGTGTAACTAAAAGCAATCAAGTTGCCCGAAACGCAGATATTTATAATCTTAGACAAATTCATGGTTTGAGTTATTCTGCTATCGGTAAAAAATATGGTATTACCAGACAGCGAGCGCATGGTATTTATAAAGCAGAGCACAAAAAACTTGCACTCACCATGTAAATAGGTATTATTAAATATGGTTTTGTTTACAGAAAGGAGCTAACCATGACACAAGAAACTATACTAAAAAACCTTGATACTTTTAAAAGCTGTGCTCATGATGCACATAATTTATCTATGGGTATTACAGACCTTGCAGAAGTTTATGCAGAGACAGCTATGCTTATTGAGTATATAAAAGCTAAGTATCCTCAAGCTTATCAAGAAGCTATGTTGTTTGTTGAAAAGCATAATCAAGAAAAAAGGGAGGCTAATAGTGGTTGATTATTTTATTGATGATGGGTGGTTGCGTGTATGCGACTTACCCCCTCACGGCTCTCCAGCCGATCGTGGTAGTGCTGACCGTTATTACGGTCGGCCTTGCCGACCACATTATTATCCGGATGGCACATATAAGGGACAACGGATTGAGTTACCCTTTATGACACAGCAACAAGTGGAGGAATACACAGATGCTTGGGAAAAAGAAGAAAGTCGCAAAGACTACATCGGAGCTTATACGTCTACACATATTGAGTGCGACACAACCACGGAGGAATATTAAATGGACAGAAAAATTACTGAGACTCCTCTTCCAACGGACTTAGAGTATATTTGTTGTTTTGATTGGGCTGAGCCTACTAAGTTTGAAAGAGAGGTATTTAAAATTCACCCAGATAATACCAACGCTCGTATTAGTTTTCGTAATAACGGTAGCCAAGTTTGGGTTATTGAGTGGAATAATTTACGTATTTATGAGTGCGAACAAGATTATTACCATGATAAACAAACAGAGGTTCAATCTTCTTACTTACGAGTTAAACATAAAAAATGGAATAGGGGTTGACAGTCACCTCCCATTCGGTGCGAGCACTAAGTTTGTCGTTTCCTTAATGCTGTAGATGCCAGAACTATCACTTCCCCCATTGTATTCTCATACTCTGGTGATAGGAAGGTAAAGCAATGACTGTCGTAATTAATTAGTTGTAAATCTACAGAACACTTAGACATTATTTAGTTTGTTTATAATGGGTCACACTTTAAAATATATATATAACTTTAACTTCGCAGAAAGGAAGATTGATGTCAGATACTAAACGTAAAACATGGGCTTATGTCTATGGCGATGAGTGTGATTTTTTATGGGAGCATTTTGGTATGCCAGACAGGGATCCACTAGACCGTATAAAAATAAAACTTATTGGTTATCAAACGAGTGAGGAAGTTGAAGAGGAGCTCGGAATTAGACGACCGAGGATTAACAGATGTTAGCTGAAGCTGTTACATGTCTTGCCATGAATATTTATTTTGAAGCAAGAAACCAATCTACTATCGGGCAGATCGCTGTTGCACAAGTAACAATGAACAGGGTGCGTGATGGACGTTTCCCCGATACTGTGTGTGATGTAGTAAAACAAGGTCCAACATATACATGGAAACCTACTTATCCAATCAAACACAAATGTCAGTTCAGTTGGTGGTGTGATGGTAAAGCGGATAAGCCAACAGATACAACTGCTTATGAGAAAGCTCGTCTTATTGCCTTAGGAGTTTACCGAGGTGACTTAGATGATTTTGTAGATGGTGCAACGCACTATCATGCGACGTATGTTCTACCAGAGTGGTCAGAGAGCAAACAATATGTCGTACGGATTGATGACCATATTTTCTACAGATGGGAGTACTAACATGGGTAGAGTAAAAGCATGGGCGATGGAACAACAAGAAGATATCCAAGCTCAATTTATTGAGGGCAAAATAAACTCTAAAGATTGTACTATCTTATTAGAATCTACAGGTATGGATATTGAGGAGATAGAAGTTTTTATAGATGAGAACATGGCAGAGAATGCGAAAGCGATGACGTATAATGTGCTCGCGCGACAGTAAACTGCTAGTTTGGTGTACATCTTACCTTATAATATACATATAACTAACTAAGGAGATTATTATGAAAGAAAATACATATCATCAAAAACATTATACCTTTGGTGAGTGGGTAACACACATGGGTCGGGAGTCTTGGCTACCTGAGTGTCCAACAATACTTCCCGCAGACTTAGCAGATAGTCGCGACTGGTCGCTAATTGGTTGGTCAAAAGTATGCCCCGAACTTAGCATTTATGAGGCTAAGTTAAATGGCTATCACTATATTATCAAACAATTTAACGGTGGTGATTGTACATGGGATGTCACACGTATGCCACTTATGGATTCGGAGGTTTAAAATGAAAGAAAATATTATTGAAACATTTGCCGATGTATGTGCAACGTATGAGTTTATGGGCAACCCTCCACTCGTTACTGAGCATACCTATCATCAAGAGATATTAGGGTACAGTCATAACTGGACACATGAGCTTACCCTTGTAAGGATTGAAAAACCTATAGATGATGTAGCACGACACCCTAAAACAGAGTTGTACTTATTGATGCACCACATGATTCACAATGTCACACGTGCCCTCTCCCATCAACATTCTATACGGATTGAGTGTACGGATAGTGCAGATGCAGATGATTTATTTCTATATGTACATGAGTTTGCTAACGACTTCCCATATACTCATCACTCAGCTGTGGAGTTTGCAGAATGATAGTGTTTGCAATCATAGGTGTACTTGTCATGCTCTGCTTTATAATGTTGTCAAGATGAACAAGTAAGACACCCTTATTACACATCTTACTATATATTATACTTAGGCAATACTGCCACAAATCTAAATGGAGGTCTAAATGGGTAACATAATCAACTACCACTTAACAATCGCTAAAGAGTTACGCTTAAATGAGTGGACTAAAAAACTCGGGCAACAACATTTCAGTGTTCCTAACACTCCCACAACAATATGTGGGATGCCAATGCTCGGTAATAATTATGCTTCAGTTTACGGTCAAGAAGATAAAACACCTTGTCCTGAGTGTGAAGAAAATATGGCTTTTCGGCTTGATTGCTTAAACCAAGATATTTAGGAGGTTAACATGGGTTTAGATCAAAATGCTTTTATAGGCGTAATAACAGAAAAACGTACCGATCCAGAAACAGGACAAGAGTATGATAAAAAAATTATACAGGAAAGTTTCTATTGGCGCAAACATGCTCGCCTCCAAGAGTTTATGGAAGATCGGTGGGTGCAAAAAACAGGTAGGACAGCCGTAGAGTTAAACTGTGAAGATATGCGACTTACCGAGGAAGATATTAACTTGCTAGAAAAAGCCATACTTGACGGCTACACCGAACATGTTAGTGAGGGTGGTATGTTCTATGGTCACCAATTCCAAGAGGAGTCGGTAAAAGAATATCGTGAGTATGATTTACAGTTTGTGGAAAGAGCTCGTACGGCAATCGCCGATGGTACACACGTCATATATCACTGTTGGTGGTAATCAGTTAAACCCCAAAGAGTCATGGTCTACGGATCATGGCTCTCTTTTTAGTTTTATATATAGAGTAAGAATGAAATATTGAGTGAAGTGAAACAAAAGATATTACAATATCTGATATCTAATATCTGAGTATTCAAATATTTCAATACTTTGACTGGCCGCGCGACATTTTACACTCTTACTTTGTAATGAGTCGATTTTTGTTGTAGACTCTATTATAGAAAAGTAGAGTAAATTATGCCGAAAGCAAAAGTCACACATAAAAACTCTTTGGAAGTCGTAGCAAACCCTCGTGTGGAAACAGGGCTAACTCCTAAACAGGAAAAGTTTGCTATGATTTATGCTACAGAAGACCTAACCCAAACTGAAGCCGCATTACGAGCAGGATACGCTGAAAGTAATGCCCATGCGATAGCAAGCCGAATGTTAAATGGACGGGACTACCCACAGGTATTAGAAAGAATACGTGTCATTAAAACAGAGTTACAACAAAAGTTTGAAGTTACTTTTGATGGGCATGTACGGAAACTTGCAGAGATAAGAGACCAAGCTATGCAGAACGGTAACTACTCAGCGGCAGTCACAGCTGAAAAAAGTAGAGGGCAAGCGGCAGGACTCTACATAGACCGTAAAGAAATACTTACAGGTAAGATAGACCAGATGTCCCGTGAAGAAGTTTTGGTAGAAATAAAACGTATACAAGAAGAGTTCCCACAGTTACGTGAAGCACTAAGCCCAGCGATTGAAGGCCATGTCAACGAAACCTGAAACTGATTTGTGGCATTCTATCAGGGATGGGACAGCCTGTTTTGACGTGCATTGGACACGTGTAGAAGCATGGTCACTTCCTGGAGTACCTGATTTAAACGGATGTATGCAAGGATTGGACTTTTGGGTTGAACTTAAAGTTCTTACGACAAAGAGCGACAAGAAGTATCCTAAGTGGCGTCCTCACCAAATTGCTTGGCAGAGCTCAAGAACATCGGTTGGTGGAGTAGTTTGGAACTTGGTTCATCATCTTTCCTCCCACAGACTATTATTTTTGGATGGTCGGAACCTAGCAAAGAGATTGATGGAGGGAGATGAGGGAGTCTACGATGGATGGATGGATTACCCGATGGATTATGATGGATGGCGAGCTGTACTAGAACAGGTGACATCACGGCCGAAGTCATAAGACTTCTGGCACGAGGTCATATGAAGTCAGCAAACAAAGTTATCATTATGACAACTTAGGTGTTTACATTGATATGGTAACTGTGGTATCGTTAAGTGTGGCATGTGCCACGTTAATCAACCAACGCTCGTAGAAAGGAGCTCATCATGGCTAAATCAGCTGTTAAAAAAATCGCTACTACCGAAGTTACTTTTCAAGGTATTAAAGATATACCTGAGGATCGTAAAAAGTTGGGTGTCACTGTTGCTGACATCTTTAAGTTCGTGCAGGAAAATGCTGGTGGTAATCCCAATAATGTTGGTATACGTCCAGTCGCTAAACTGGTTGACCTTAAACAGGAGCTACCATTTCCTTTTGAAAGTAAGCGTACACTATATGAAGAAGACGGTGCTAAAAAAGCTAGGCTCCGTGGTCTTGTGGTGTGGCAGTTAATCAACTCTGGTACTAAGCCTATCACCCTTACTGATGTTGACAATGCACATAAGAAAATCAAAGCAAAGAAATATCACGCTTTGTTAGATGCTCTTAACGGTGGGCAGTCGCCATCAGCCAAAGCAACATGGGGAAATAATTATGTTGAGTTATACGTAATCCCAGCTTAACAATCACAAGGTGGGTGGCCGATGGTCACCCATTCTTTTTTGATGGATGGATGGATTGATGATGAAAGATGATGATTCATATATATGGGCATAGTCACATATATAGTCACCAAATAAAATCTTTTCTAATGAACTCAAAAGAACTCATACCTATATACAATTTAATATCCGGTGCTATGGTGGTTTTATAACTTAACTATTAACAAGGGAGTTAATTATGCTTATGAGCTTTTATTTGTTTAGTGTGATAGTAACAATATTTTTTATTACACTTTTTTAATTTAGGGGTTTACATTAATGTAAATATGTTTATTATAATAAGTGTAGCAATACCGCTACATTCAACTTTAACCAAAATGGGGTTTAATTATGGTTAATACTTCTAAAAAAGCCGCACTTGCTTTCCAAGGTGCAAATGGTATCAAACAGCCTGTAGCCGCTCAAGCTATGGTTGCATTTATCAATGCTAACGGTGGTCAAGCTAACTTAGCTTTATTGCTCAACGCTAATGCCGTTAAAAACGGTGTTCTGTTTGGTGGTGGCAAGCTATGGTCAGCTATGCAAGTTAGTTCTAAAACTAACGCTATCAGCGCACGTGGTCAAATACTTTGGGCATGTGTTAACGGCTTGCCTACAGGTCAAGCGGTCACTAAAGCTAACATTGGTAAGCTTATTAATACTAATGTTCCAACAAGCTTTAAACCTATACCGCTAACACAAATACAGCAAGCTCACGCTGTGTATGGTGCTGGTATTACACATAATACTAGCGTTTCCGCTGGCGGTACAGCTAACCAAAATGCTTTACTTGCTATACTTAATGGCGGTTTTGGTATTAGTAACCAAACTGTTAGCACGTATGGTAACGCATACGGCACTATTGTGGCGGTATAACCCCAACAGTTAGCCAAGTGCCAAAAAGGTACTTGGCTAACCTTTAAAACGCTAGTACGGCTGTAAAAAATGGCAACCCCCCCTCAAATGCGACGAACATGTACAAGCACAGCGCAGTACACGGTTTTCCAGAAATCGTTACCACTCAGATAATTTTTGGACATACCCACCCCCCTTTTTTGAAATATGAGTCATAGGTTCATTGCCCTTTGAAAATTTTTATATTATTCTGATACTATGAAGGATGATTTAGTTAATTTTGGTGTAAGCCGTTCGAGTAATGGCGAAGTATCTTTATCATTTTATTATACGAATGGTGCAGAGCGACATTTTGTTTTAGGTGATGATGATATTATATCTTTAATAGCGGCTTTATTAGCGGCACGTAATGAAGAGATGGGTGAATGGCAGACGTACCATTAAACATTCCCGAAGATGTGTTGCGCCAATATGCAATGTTATTAGAGAAGCAGAAAAAACTTATCTCGAGTGATCGCGCACGAGCAGACTTTATGTCGTATACTAAAAGTGTATGGCCTGAGTTTATTGAGGGTAAGCACCATAAAATTATGGGCGAGAAGTTTAATGCCTTGTCAAAAGGCAAAATTAAACGGTTGATTGTGAATATGCCGCCCAGACATACAAAGTCAGAGTTTGCCAGTTATTTATTACCCAGTTGGTTGATGGGACTTAATCCAAAGTTAAAGATAATACAGGCTACGCATACAGGTGAGTTAGCCGTGCGTTTTGGACGTAAGGTACGTAATTTGATGAACAATGCCGATTACTCTCAGATCTTTCCAGAAGTAAAATTACGGCAAGATAGTAGTGCGGCAGGAAGATGGGAGACCCACGCAGGAGGAGAATATTTTGCGGCTGGTGTGGGCGGAGCAATAACAGGACGTGGTGCAGACCTTATGATAATTGACGACCCACATTCTGAACAAGATGCATTATCTCCAGCGGCATTAGAAAATGCGTATGAGTGGTATACTAGTGGTCCACGGCAACGACTCCAACCTGGAGGTGCGATTGTTATTGTGATGACACGTTGGTCAGAAATAGATCTAACGGGAAAATTATTAAAACAGCAATCACGTGATTTGTTAGCAGATCAGTGGGAAGTAGTTGAGTTTCCAGCTTTAATAGATGATGATAAAGTATTATGGCCGGAGTTTTGGCAGAAAGAAGAATTATTAAAAGTGAAAGCTTCTTTGTCGGTAGGCAAGTGGGAAGCACAATGGCAACAAAACCCTACATCAGAAACGAGTGCTATACTTAAACGTGATTGGTGGCGGCAGTGGGAAAAAGAAGATATACCACCTTTACAGTATGTCATGCAAAGTTATGATACAGCATTTAGTAAACAGACAAATGCTGATTATAGTGCGATAACAACATGGGGTGTTTTTTACCCAGAAGAAGGTGGTCCACCAAATATTATTTTAGTTGATGCACGACGTGGACGGTGGGACTTTCCAGAACTACGACGTATTGCGTTAGAAGAATATGAGTATTGGGATCCAGAATGTGTCCTGATTGAGGCAAAAGCGAGTGGTATGCCCCTTACCCAAGAACTAAGAAGTATGGGTATACCTGTGCAAAATTATAGCCCAAGTAGAGGTAATGATAAATTTACTCGTGTGAACTCCATTGCGCCATTACTAGAAAGTGGGTTAGTATGGGCTCCAGATACTCGGTGGGCAGAAGAAGTTATTGAAGAGTGTGCCGCTTTTCCAAGTGGTGAGAATGATGACTTTGTAGATACATGCACACAGGCTCTAAGAAGATTTCGCGAAGGCGGTTTTATACAACACCCAGAGGATTATGATGACCATGTTGATGCACCCCCAAGACAAGCAGTATATTACTAATTTTTTTGCTATGTTAGATACCAAGTTGAAAATGGCAAAAAAAGAATTATACCCTGACCAAAAACCAAAATTCCGTGTGATACAAGGGGGTAAACAAAATGGCTAGAAAACCTAATCCATTTAACAATATAGAGCGTGAATTTACATTAGTCGGGCAGAAGTTGCCCGATGATCCGTTGGAGGTTGAATTACCTACTGAAGAAGAGCAAATGGCTTTTGAAGGTATGGAAATGACACGTAATGAAGATGGCTCAGTGGAGTTTGGGGAATCAGAAGATGATGTAAAACCCGACGTAGGGTTTATGGGTAATTTAGCTGATAGTATAGATGATGATGAATTAGCCGCTATAGGTTCTATGATATTAGAAAAAGTAGAGGAAGATAAATCTTCAAGACGCGAATGGGTAGATACATATACAAAAGGGTTGAACTTACTTGGGGTACGGTATGAAAATCGTACAGAACCTTTTAATGGTGCTACAGGTGTAACACATCCTATGTTGAACGAAGCAGTGAGCCAGTTCCAAAGCCAAGCATATAAAGAATTATTACCTCCAAACGGACCTGTACGTACACAAGTGATCGGTGATACTACCCCCGAACTGGAAAAACAGGCAGATCGTATTAAAGATTTTATGAATTACCAAATAGTTCACGAGATGGATGAGTACGATTATGAGTTTGACCAAATGTTATACTACTTAGGACTATGTGGTAGTGCATTTAAAAAAGTTTATAATGATCCACAGCTAGGTAGACCAGTCAGTAAGTTTGTTATGGCTGAAGATATACTTGTGCCTTTTACTGCAACGGACTTACAAAGTGCAGATCGGGTAACACATATCATAAAATACAATAAAAATGAGTTACGCAAGTTACAAGTAAGTGGTTTTTACCGTGATGTTGAGGTTATGGCTGGTGAAGGCGATACAAGTGAGCTAGAACAAACAAAAGAAGAACTATCTGGTATTGAAAAAGCGGGAGCGAATGAACAAATTACACTTTTTGAGTGCCATTGTTACTTAGATTTGGAAAATTTCCCTGATTTAGGCGCAAATAACGAGCCTACAGGTATACAACTACCCTATATTGTGACTGTTGCCGAAGAAACAGGCGAGATTTTGTCAATTTACCGTAATTTTGATGAAAATGATCCTTTAAAACGTAAAAAACCTTACTTTGTACACTACCCATTTACTCCTGGATTAGGGTTTTATGGTAATGGTTTGATACATTTATTAGGTAATTTGTCAAGAACGGCTACTGCAAACTTACGACAGCTCATTGATGCAGGAACATTATCTAATATGCCAGCGGGATTTAAAGCTCGTGGCTTGCGTATCCGTGATGATGACCAACCGCTACAACCAGGAGAATGGAGAGATGTAGATGTGGTAGGAGCTGAATTACGAAGCTCACTTATGCCTCTGCCGTATAAAGAACCTAGTGGTACGTTATTCCAATTATTAGGTTTTGTTGTCAATGCGGCACAAAAGTTTGTTGGCACGACAGATATCGGTACAGGTAATATACAAAATACTGAGATGCCAGTTGGTACAACGGTAGCTCTTATGGAACGTGGTAGTAGGATAATGTCTGCGGTGCATAAACGATTGTACAATGGATTAAAACAAGAGTTTAAGTTATTAGCAAATCTTTTTGCCATGGATCCAAGTGATTATCCATATAATGTCTCAGGCAATCAGCCAGGATTAAAAGCTAAAGATTTTGACGGTCGTATTGATATTATACCAGTAGCTAATCCTAATATATTTAGTATGTCACAACGTGTGACACTCGCACAGGAACAACTTAAATTAGCACAAGCTAATCCACAAATGCATAATCAGTATGAAACTTTGCGTAGAATGTATACAGCACTTGGGGTTGATAATATTGAACAAATATTACCACCACCACAGCAAGCGATGCCGATGCCACCAGTGCGTGAAAACGGTATGTTGCAATTAGCTGTGATTGGTAAACAACAGTTAAAAGCTTTTCCAGAACAAAATCATGATGCACACATATCTACACATTTAAGTTATATGACGAGTATGATTGTGAAAGCAAATCCTGCGGCATTACAAATTTTGCAAACGCATATATTTGAACATATTAGTTTAAAAGCACAAGCTATAATACAGCAAGAGTTGATGAGAACAGGAGAACAGGGGCAACAATTACCTCCGCAACTTGTTGAAAGCCGTATGGCAGAAATAGAAAGCCAACTAATATCAGACTATTTACAAAAAGAAAACGAAGTGTTGGGTATGCAAAATAAAGACCCACTGGTTGACCTTAAAGCAAAAGAGCTACAATTACGTGAACAGGAGCAAATGCAAAATGCGATGCAAGATCAAATGGAGTTACAGTTTGATAAACAGAAAGCCGCAGAGCAAGCCGCTATACAACGGGAACGTATTGGTAGCACAGAGGATATTGCACAAATGCGAGCACGTATAGCGTTAGAAAGAACTAGAGGCAGAGGCTAAAGGAGATAAAAATGGCTAACAGGTTATCACAATTAATAGATTTATTAGAAGAAGCTAAAGAAGCTGGTGATGAGGATAAAATACAAGAGATAGAAACAGATATGTTTCGTGAGTTTGGGTATGATGCAGAAACTGGTGTAGTAAGTAAATCTATGGGTGGTGAAGCTAAAGATATTCCAGCTATGATGGATGCCACCAGTAATAGAGTTACTAAGGGGATGATATCAAGAGGCGGTCGTAAAGCTTTACGTGGGACTAAATTTAGAGGTGTCAGGTAAATTGATACAAAAAAAGTTGCAAAAAGGTTCTAATTATAACAAATACGATCTTGACGGAGATGGTATTGTGGATGATGACGAACTTTTAGCGGCTGAAAAATTACATGAAATAGAAGCCGCTGAAAAACAAGAAGCGGCAGAATTACGTAAAATGACAGCGCAAAGACGTATGGCTACGGCTGTTTTGTGTTTCATGGCTTTGTATACGTTATTAATGTTTATGCCTTTTGTGTCAGATGAAAGAGTAAAACTGCTGACAGATCTAAGTAATCTACTCTATATTACAGGTGGTGGAATTGTTGGAGCCTATATGGCAGTTTCTGTTTGGCCGAAAAAGAATTAGGGAATATAATGTTACAAACACTTATTGGACCAGTCACAGGATTATTAGATAAATTTGTTGAAGACAAAGATCAAAAAAATGCTCTCGCGCATGAGATCGCCACAATGGCAGAAAGACATGCACAAGAGACAAAAATGGCTCAAATCGCAGTCAACCAAGAGGAAGCGAAGCACAGATCAACCTTTGTTGCTGGATGGCGTCCGTTTATCGGATGGACGTGTGGCTTCGCGCTTGCGTGGCACTTTATCATTACTCCCATTGTTTTGTTCACAACTGCGATCGCTGGTTTCCAAGTTCCTGAGTTACCTACGTTTGATATGGACTCGTTGATGACAGTATTACTAGGTATGCTCGGTTTGGGTGGTTTACGTACTTATGAAAAAGCTAAAGGATTGACAAAATGAGTTTATATGCAAATATACATAAGCGTAGAAAAAGCGGTAAAAAGATGCGTAAGGCAGGAGATAAAGGTGCTCCTAGTGCATCTGATTTTAAAAATGCGGCAAAAACTGCTAGGAAAAAGAAAATAAAACGTGTCTGACCTTTACATTCACGAAAAACTCCGTAATATTATAAAAGAGCGGATAGATCTAATAGACACACAACTAACAGAAGGTGTTGTAGAAGATTTTTCCATATACAAGATTCTACGTGCAAAACGGGAAGAACTTGCAAACATCGAACAGGAACTTGATGTCCTGCTAAAAAAGGTAAACTATGACTAAAACACTTTATGTGCCAAAGCACGTTATACAATCCAAAAAAGAAAAACCACAAAAACCCGAAACACCAGCATTACATAAACTTCCTGAACCGACAGGTTGGCGGATTTTAATATTACCTTACAAGGGTAAAAAGAAAACTGAGTCTGGTGTTTACTTACCCGATCAAGTAGTAGAACGTGAAGCACTTGCCACTGTATGTGGTTATGTTTTGAAACTTGGACCATTGGCTTACCAAGATCCGGAAAAATTTGGCACTACAGCAAATGGTCAAACAGGAGTATGGTGTAAAAAAGGTGATTGGGTGATTTTCGGCAGATATGCTGGAAGTCGTTTTAAAATAGAAGGCGGTGAAGTGCGATTATTAAATGATGATGAGATACTCGCTACAATTAAAAATCCAGAAGACATTCTGCATACATAACGGAGAGGGTTATGCCTGAAACAAAAGAAGAACAAATTGAAGTAGAAATTGAAGAAGAAAATGCAGAACAGTCTGAGGCTGTATCTGCAAAAGAAGAACAAGACGATACTGTAACTGAAGAAGCACAAGCCGCTGACTCTGAGGCGAGTGAAGAAGATCTTGAGCAATATGGTGATAAAGTCAAGAAGCGTATTGAAAAATTAACTTATAAAATGCGTGAAGCCGAAAGGCGAGAAAAAGCGGCTACTGAATATGCACAGTCAGTTAAAAAACAAATGGAAGATTTGGAAAAGCGTAGCCAAAAAATAGACCAATCTTATATTACTGAATATGATTCTAGAGTAAGTAATGAAGAAGAAAACGTAAAAGCAAGACTGACTAATGCTATAAATAGTGGTGATGTCAATGCTCAAATGGAAGCGCAAAAAGAATTAGCAAGGTTAGCATTGGAGACAGAGCGTTTAAAAATTGCTAAAGAAGAATTAGAACAACGGCAAAAAGCAGAGCCTCAAGCACAACCACAGCAACAACCAAAGGCAGAGCCCGACCCTAAAGCTAAAAGGTGGGCGGCTAAAAATACATGGTTTGGAGCTGATGAGCCTATGACATTAACGGCTTTTTCTATACATAAAAAATTAGTGGAACAAGAATACTACGATCCTAACAGTGATGAGTATTATACAGAACTAGACAAGCGTTTACGTATTGAATTTCCTCATAAATTTGAGGAAGAAGAGACGACACAAGCACGTACGACGCGAAGTCCAGTAGCTCCTGCATCAAGAGCAAATGGCAAAACTTCTGGAAAAAAAGTAAAATTAACTCCATCACAGGTTGCCATAGCTGACAAACTTGGTGTAACCTATGAACAATATGCGAAGCAACTTGCTCGCTTAACATCGTGAAGGAATAGATCATGGATCGCACCCCACGCACAAAAACCACTCGTGAGACAAGCTCACGCCGACGTCCTTGGCAACCTCCATCCACATTGGATGCACCACCACCGCCTGAAGGTTATATACATCGCTGGATTCGTGAATCAATCATGGGTACAGATGATAAGAAAAATCTTTCGGCTCGCTTACGCGAAGGCTTTGATTTAGTTCGCGCAGATGAGTTCCCTGACTTTGAAGCTCCTACCATCCAAGACGGTAAACATGCAGGAGTAATAGGAGTAGGAGGACTTTTATTAGCTCGTTTCCCAATAGAGTCAAAACAAGAGCGAGATGCGTATTATAGGGGTAAAACCCAAGATCAAATGACCGCTGTTGATAATGACCTAATGAGAGAAAGCAATAGTACAATGCCTATTATTAAACCTGATAGGCAATCTCGTGTAACCTTCGGTAAAAATAATGCCGAATAATTTTGTTAGGAGACAAAAATCATGGCAAATATAGATGCCCCTTTTGGTTTGCGTCCACATAACAAATTAGGTTCCAACGTGAACTCAGGAGGTTTGACGCCATACAAAGTGCAAATTCCAGGAGTGGCAGGATCATCAAGTAGCATATTTCAGGGCGACTTGGTGATACCTTTAACAAATGGGCTTGTGGACATTAGTGCGGCAGACGGTGGTTCAGTTGCGATCTTAGGAGTTATGGCTGGCTGTCAATATACAGCCTTAGATGGAACGCCAACTTTTGCAAATAATTATCCAGGAACTTCTTCCCTAAAGTCTGGGACAGAAGCAACTGTATTCTTATATGACGATCCAGCTCAAGTGTACGAAGTACAAGCAGATGCTAGTTTGACAAATCTAGCTACAGCAACTGCATTGATACATTCAAATGCTGAAGGCACAGGATTTGGAACAGAACATGCAAATGGTATTTCTGCGGGAGAGGTTTCCGTGGCGAGTGCTGGAGCAACTACAGCTACTGATAATTTTAGGATTGTTGGTATTAAAGATGTTCCAGGAATAGATTACACCTCAGCTGGTGTGGTTCTACTCGTTAAGTTAAACTTACCATTCCACTTAGCAACATCTGGCATATAAGGAGTAAATGATATGGCTATTGCAAGATCCCAACTCCTTAAAGAGCTAGAGCCAGGATTAAATGCCTTGTTTGGACTAGAGTACGATCGTTATGAAAACGAACATGCTGAAATTTTTGAAACAGAAAATTCAGATCGTGCTTTTGAAGAAGAGGTCATGTTGGCTGGTTTTGGTCAAGCACCTACTAAAGGTGAAGGAGCGGCTGTTAGTTTTGACTTAGCGAATGAGTCATTCACAGCTAGATATACACATGAAACTATCGCATTGGCTTTTGCGATTACAGAAGAAGCAGTTGAAGATAATTTATATGATAGACTATCTTCACGTTACACTCGTGCGTTAGCTCGCTCAATGGCTAACACAAAACAAGTGAAAGCGGCATCTGTACTCAATAATGCCTTTGATAGCACTTTTGCTATCGGTGACGGTAAAGAGTTGTGTGCAACAGATCACCCTACTTCGGGTGGTGGTAATTTCAGAAATGAATTAACAGTTGCGGCTGACCTTAATGAAACATCATTAGAGCAGTCATTAATTGATATTTCTGGTTTTATTGATGAGCGTGGTTTAAAAATTGCACTACGTGGTATGAAGTTAATTATTCCAACAAACTTACAGTTTATTGCTGAACGTTTGATGGCTACTAACTTACGTCCAGGAACTGCAGATAACGACGTAAACGCAGTACGTAACATGGGTATGTTACCTGATGGTTATGTGGTTAATCACTTTTTAACTGATACAGATGCGTTTTTCATCAAAACTGATGCACCTAATGGTTTCAAACATTTTGTTCGTACACCCATTCAAAATAGCATGGAAGGTGATTTCGACACAGGTAATGTTCGCTATAAAGCACGTGAACGTTACAGCTTTGGGGTATCAGACCCACGATGTGTGTTTGGTAGTCCAGGAGCTTAATTTTTCTCCATTAAAACTTTTAAAGGGCGGCTTTTCAGTCGCCCTTTTTTTATGTATAGTAATATTACCTTGACAGCATTATGCTGACATTTGCCAAGACAAGGAGATAAAAATGGCTACAACAACTTTTCAGGGCATAGTACGCTCTTACGGTGGTGGAATAAAAGGAACACATACTCCAACACCTGTTACACAAAGTGTTCAAATTTCTTTTGACCCTACAGCATCATCTGCTACTAATGTAAGAATCGGAACTTCAGCAACTGCTGGAGAAACTCTGACCTTACCAGCAGGAGCTTTACCTATTTCGTTTATGACAATAGGTGGTTCAGCTGGTGGTACTAATCCTACAATTGATATTGGCTCATCAGGTGATCCAGATGGTTTATTCAACGAAGTGGATTGTGATACCAAAGGCTCATTAAAAGGTGCAGATGGAGCACTTGCGGTTGCTGGTGGATTAGCCGCCAGTATTACAGTTACGGCTAGTGTGGGCTCTTCTGCCGCGACGAGTGGAACTGTTACTGGTGTTCTTACTTATGCGATGGCTAATAACAGCGTAGAATAATAGGAGGCTACAATGGCAAGTCCTATTACTGCAAAGACAGTAACTAGCACAGGCACTTTTAATGCTGGAAGAACTAGATTAAAATCTTTTGTCGTTAGAAGTTCTGGTAGTGGTAGTCCAGCGGCTGTATTTAGAAATAGTGATGGTTCTGGTGCGACTTTGTTAACCATGACATTTGTCACATCTGACGATACACAAATAACAATACCTGATAATGGTATGATATTTCCAGATGGGTGTCATGTGACACTTACAGCTATAGATTCTATTACAGGGTTTTTTGGATAGTTATGGCTACGACAAAAAATGTTAAACGTACTCCCTCTGGTAAATTACAATATCGGGGGGAAACATTTTCAGGTTATAATAAACCTAAAAAAACTCCTGGAGCTAAACGTAAGTCTGCTGTTTTAGCTAAAAAAGGTGACCAAGTCAAAATTGTTAGATTTGGTGACCCCAACATGTCTATTAAAAAAGATGTTCCAGCAAGGCGCAAATCGTTTCGTGCGAGACATAAATGTGCTACTGCTAAGGATAAGTTTTCAGCAAGATATTGGTCATGTAAGGCATGGTAAAATGAAAGCGGACGAAGTTTTAAAGTTATTAGAAAAGCATGAAGAAGAGTGTAATCGTAGATATGATTACATACAAAAACAGCTAGATAAGTTAGATATACGATTATGGGGTATAGCCGCTCTAATTATTGCGACGGCTTTAGCTAATAGGTTTATATAATGGCTATGTCTAGAAGTAATATGCCAAAACAAATTAGCAAAGCACCTTCTAGCAAAAAGAAGAAATCTAAAAAACGCAATATACCGCAAAAGTATTTAGCTGGTCTTAGTGCGTCTGAACGTGCTAAACGTAAAAAAGAAATAGAGAGAAATGCAAAAAAATCTGCAAAGGATCCTTCAGCATATGTTTTCCCTAGTGATTATAAGAGTACTGGAGTGCGGAGAAAAACCAAAGAATCCGTTCATACTAAAAAATTTCGTAAAATGTTTGGTGGAAAGGGCAAGAATAAATGAAAAAATTATCTGCAAAGCAAAAAAAGTTAGCGGCTTTTGCCGCTCCTCGCAACAAGATCACACGTGCGGATATCATTACTGCGGCTAAGAAAAAAGCTAAAAAGAATAATGGCAAAAAGAAAAGACCCTAAAGTAGGCACAGGCAAAAAACCTAAAGGTTCAGGCAGAAGGTTATATACCGATGAGAACCCTAAAGATACTGTCCCCATCAAGTTTGCAACACCAACTGATGCTAGAAAAACTGTCGCACGTGTTAAAAAAGTTAAAAAACCGTTTGCAAGAAAAATACAAATACTGACTGTAGGAGAGCAAAGAGCAAAGGTTATGGGTAAAAAAGAGGTTGCTAATATTTTCCGTAAAGGTAAAGATAGTATACGTAGACAGGAGGGCAAAATAAAATGACTTTATCAGCCGCGACGAAAAAGTCTCTATCTAAAAAAGCAGAGGCCGCTAGAAAAAAAGGTAAAAAAGTTACCGCAGGACAATTAGCACGAGTTTACAAAAAAGGATTAGCCGCTTATCGGACAGGACATCGTCCAGGAGCAAGTCCAAGTCAGTGGGCTATGGCTAGAGTAAATAGCGTACTGACTGGAGGTAAAGCCGCAAAAGTTGATGCACACATATTTGGTAAAGGTAAAAAGAAGAAAGCAGAAACAAAGAAAAAATGAGTTATTTGATAAGCAACATCCCGCATTTTAAATGTTGGGTACGCAAAGAATTTACTCATAACCACAGTGATTATCATGGAGAGTATATACACGCAATGGCTATAGCAGTTAATACTATACCCGATAGATGTTTGAGTTTCCAAGTGGTGTTTACTGGTTATGAAGCAGATGAAGAAGGTGTGGAAAATATTCATGGCGGTGCGATGTGGGCTAGATTACCCATCACAGCTTTAGTAGCAGATGTGCCATTAGAAGATTGGCCGGAACGTATGGTAACACACCATGCACAACCTTGGGATTGTAGTTCTCACTATCATTCTGTCGTAAAACTTGATAGAGTAAGTTCTAGTCCTTGGATTTGTAAAATAGATGGTGAATTTTATACGGCAAAATATATGTTTACAGTAGATTACACAGAAACAGATATAGCGGATGATCCTGCACAACATAAACAAAGTCATGTTTTAGAGTTGACTAATGCAGGAGAATGGACAGGTAATATTGTTGCATTACCTAATAACAGGGTGAGGGCTACTTCTCCTGCACTTTGGGAAACTGGGGAGGGTGCTCCAGATTTTCTACCTAGTCAATGGATACATAATGCTGAAAGTGATGAAAGTTATATGGATCCAAGTATTACTTTTGATAACTTATATGCTAAAAAGGAGAAATAGTATGGCTATGCATAATAAAAAAGGGAAGGCAAATGGAGGTCGCAAAAAAATGATGGGTGGCGGCAACATGAAGAAAAAAGGAATGGCTAAAGGCGGTAGAGCTAAAATGATGGGTGGCGGTAATATGAAGAAGAAAGGTCGCTCTAAAATGATGGGTGGTGGTAGCATGAATATGCGTAAAAAAGGTATGTCAAAAGGTGGTGCAGTAAGAGGTCCAAATAGTTAATGACAACTTCTGGTTCAACAAATTTTGAGCTTGATGTAGCTGACTATATCGAGGAAGCTTTTGAGCGTTGCGGTTTAGAGGTACGTACAGGTTATGACCTCAAAACCGCTAAACGTTCTTTAAATTTGTTGTTTGCTGATTGGGCTAATAGAGGTTTGAATAGATGGACAATAAGTCAGAACACTATATCAATAACACAAGGTACTGCAGAGTACACATTAGATGCAGATACTATTGACATATTAAGTGCTGTCATTAGAGAAAATGCTGGTACAAGCACACAATCAGATGTTCAAATCACTAGGATAGGCAGAGATACATTCTTAAATATTCCCAGTAAAAGAACACAAGCTCGACCCACGCAATATTATGTAGACAGGCAAGTTACACCTGTTTTAAAAATCTGGCCTACACCTGATAAAGCTTATACTTTTGTTTTTGATAGACTTACAAGAATAGAAGATGCGGATACTTTTGTTAATACTGTTGAAGTGCCATTTAGATTTTATCCGTGTTTAGCGGCTGGATTAGCTTATTATTTATCTATCAAAAGAGCACCAGATAGAGTTACTCTATTGAAAGCTATGTATGAAGAAGAATTTAATAGAGCGGCTTTTGAAGATATAGACAGGGCTAATTTAAGTCTTACACCTCGCAGAGATTTTTATGGGTTTAGTTGATGGCGTATGCGGTCGGTATATATTCCAAAGCTATATGTGATAGATGCGGTTTTAGATACGATTATTTAGACTTGCGCGAAGAGTGGAATGGCTTAAAAGTATGCCCAGAGTGTTATGAAACCAAACACCCACAGCTTGAGCCAATAAGTAAACCTAATGATCCGCAAGCACTTTTTCAGCCAAGAGTAGATGTCACTGATGATAATAATCCTTTTTTAGTTTTTACAACTACAGGTAAAGATATTATACCATCCACTATATCTGATTTGGATGCTTTAACAGGTAGTGTAGGTACGGTCACTGTTACAGGAAGTATTGCTACAAATGTAACTGCTTCTGTTACAGCAGTCACAGGTACAAGTTCTTTGGGAACTTCTGCATATACAGGTCAAATATTTGCAGTTACAGTAGCCGAATATCTTGGTGCTAATAAATATTTTATAGATGGCACTAGACAAGCTACCGTTAATTTGACAGAGGGTCAAACTTATAGATTTGATCAAAGTGATAGTACAAATAACGGTCATCCATTGAGGTTTTCTCTTACTTCTGATGGGACGCATGGTGGCGGTAGTGAATATACTACTGGAGTAACTACTTCTGGGACTCCTGGATACTCAGGAGCTTATACAGAAATAACAGTTGCGGCGAGTGTTGCAACCTTATATTACTATTGTACGAACCACAGCGGCATGGGCGGTCAGGCGAATACACCATGAGTTACACTAATACAACACTTACACAAGCTATTAAAGATTATACAGAAAACTCTGAAACAACCTTTGTCAGTAATATTCCTAATTTTATTAAAAATGCAGAAGAACGCATACTTAAATTAGTGGAGTTAGAATACTTTAGGAAAAATGTTACAGGTACACTAAGCAATGGAAATAAATTTTTAGCCGTACCAGATGATTATTTAGGGTCGATATCTTTATCTATTATAAACTCTAGTAGCCACGAGTTTTTACTTTTCAAAGATGTAAACTATGTGCAAGAGTTTAATCCTAATCCTGCCACTACTGGTGTACCAAGATTTTATGCATACTTTGATGTAGACAACTTTATAGTAAGTCCTACCCCAAATGCAAATTACTCAGCTGAGTTACATTATTATTATAGACCACAATCAATAACAGCGACTAGTGATGGCACTTCTTGGTTAGGTACAAATGCCCCTGATACCTTATTGTTTGGTAGTTTGTATGAAGCATATATTTTTATGAAAGGCGAGCAAGAGATACTTACTTTGTATAATAGTCGTTTTGTAGAAGCTATGTCCAGACTTAAAAATTATGGTGAAGCAACTGAAAACACAGATGCGTTTAGAACTGGTATTAAGGTTTCTCGTAAAACATGACCACGTTAGAAAATAAAGAAGTAGCGATTGTCGCTTTAGGTGGTTCTTTTTCTGAATATGTTTTAACTAGAATAAACTCTGTACGATATGATGAGGTATGGGGAATAAATTGTATTGGTGCTATTTTACATGTAGATCGCACTTTTATGATGGATCCAGCTTCTAGGTTTTTAGATGATACAAAAGCAGGAAAACAAACAGGTGTCGCAAACGAGTTTTTATTAGAAACTAAAAATAAGGGTGTTATATACTCTTGTTGCATAGATGAACGTGTACCAGAAATAGTGGAATACCCATTAGAAGATGTTATTAATACAGTCAAAGTAGCGTATTTTAATAATACAGTCGCTTATGCAATCGCATTTGCTATTTATGCAAAAGTAAAAAAAGTGCATCTTTTTGGCATAGATTTTTCATATAAAGAAAACATACATTTTGCTGAAGCTGGTAGAGCTTGTGTTGAGTTTTGGTGTGCTATGGCAATACAAAATAACGTAGCTATAGAAGTAGCAAGAACATCACCTTTATTAGATGTAAACGTGCCTGATGAAGAAAAACTGTACGGCTATCATAGATTAGATAATCCTTTAATACAGTCTGTTGTTGATGGTAAGTTGAAAATAACTAAAAAAGATAGCATGTCACCACCCGAGGCAGAGGACGCAAAAAAAGTTAAACCTGTTTTAATAGGTAGACATGATATACCAAATGTTACTTATATGGAAAAAGGTAAAAAATGATTAGTGTATCTAGCGATATTAATGTTAATTCTGTGAATGTAATGACCTCAGCAGAGGGTGGTTTAAGCTCTGAACAGTTAACAGAATTAGCTATGGATAAGGTGATGCGAGTGTCCGACACAGCACCTCCTGTAATTAAAGAACAAGCGGAAGTATTTAGGGGTAGTTTGCAAAAAGTTCTGTATCATTATATAGAATTGGCAAGACGAGAAGAACGTGCTACTATTGCACATAAGATGTCCAAAGCTGGACAAACAGAAATGGCTGATCTTGTAAGGAGAATTTAAATGGCTATAGCACAAGCAATGTGTAGTTCCTTCAAAAAAGAACTATTAGAGGGTGTACACAATTTTAAAAACTCAGGTGGTGATACTTTTAAACTCGCTTTGTATGCAGAAGGTGGCGGTGGTAAATCTAGCACTACAGCTACTTTAGGAGCAACGACCACAGCTTTTACCACAACAGGTGAAGTTGCTAATAGTGGTTCATATACTTCGGGCGGTGGTACATTAACTAGGGTAGACCCTTCACTTTCCGGTACTACAGCAATTACTGATTTTGCGGATCTTAGTTTTACAACAGCTACGATTACAGCAATGGGAGCTTTGATTTATAATAGCAGTGATTCTAATAAAGCTGTTGCAGTGCTTGATTTTAGTACCAATAAAACATCTACTTCTGGTACTTTTACTATACAGTTCCCAACAGCAGATGCGAGTAACGCCATCATTCGTATTGCATAGGTGACGCTGTGGCACTCGTACTTGCCGATAGGGTCAAAGAAACCTCGACCACAACGGGAACTGGCACTTATACTCTTGCTGGTGCTGTCACTGGGTTTGAGTCTTTTGGTTCAATCGGTAATGGCAATACTACTTATTACGCTTGCACTCTTGGTTCTGATTTTGAGGTGGGTATAGGCACTTATACCTCCTCTGGCACTACGTTAGCTCGAACTACAATACTACAGTCTAGTAACTCTGATAACGCTGTTAATTGGGGTGCTGGTACAAAAACTCTGTTTTGCACTCAGCCAGCAGAAAAAGCGGTGTTTAGGGATGCTAGTGGTAATGTAAGCGTTAGTGGCACTATAACTGGTACGGGAACTTCTGTATTTACTAATTTAGATATCTCTGGAGATGTGGACGTAGATGGCACATTAGAAGCTGATGCTATGACGCTCAACGGTACATCAATTACATCAACTGCTACTTTGTCTACAGGAATATCAAATAATAATGTGCCTAAGTTTACAAGCGGTGTAGCTGATAATGACTTTTTACGAGTAGATGGCACAGCAATCGAAGGTCGTTCTGCTTCTGAAGTATTGTCTGATATAGGCGCACAAGCAAGTCTCACCTTTGGTATATCTAACACAAACGCAGTCAAGATAGATAGTAGTTCTGTAGCGGATAATGAATTTGCAAGATTTACAGCTAATGGCTTGGAAAGCAGAAGTACAAGTGAAGTCTTGTCAGATATAGGTGCTATCACAGCTAGTTCTACAGACACTTTAACTAATAAAACAATAAATGCCTCTCAGCTATCAGGTACAATCGCTGATGCAAGACTTTCTTCTGCTGTATTGACAACATCAAATTCAGATGCTCCCTCTACCACAACATCAAGCAGTGATGCAGACTTTGTTCTTATAGATGATGGTGGTACAATGAAAAAAATAACACCAGCTAATTTAGGTGTTCCTGCGAATAAAGATTTTGGTTTAGTAACAGGTTCTGTAACAGGAACCGAAGATTTTGGATCGGTTGCATAATGGCTACACAAGTACAGTTTAGAAGAGGCACAACATCAGAAACAGGTTCTTTTACTGGGGCTGTTGGAGAAGTTACGGTTGACACAGATAAAGATACTGTTGTTGTTCATGACGGGTCACAAGCTGGAGGGTTTGCAGTAGCAAACCTTAAAACAGCACAAGAGTTCACAGCCACACAAAATTTTAATGCCACGACATTATCAGATGCTTCTACAGTATCATGGGATGCAAGTGCTAACCAAGTAACAAGTGTAACGCTTGGAGGTAACAGAACATTAGGAGCGGCATCTAATCAAATAGATGGTGGGGTGTATGTTATATCGATTATACAAGATGGCACTGGGTCTAGAACTTTATCTTTCAATAGTAACTACAAATTTGTTAAAGGAACAGCACCTACATTAACTACAACCGCTAGTGCCAGAGATGTATTAGTTTTTGTAAGTAATGGAACAAATATGTTTGAAATTGGTAGGGCATTAAATGTATCATGAGTAGTTTATTTAATATAGCGGCAGGAGGCGAAACAGGATTTTATCCGTTTAAGATAGACAACTCTTTACGGTTTGATGATGGTAGTACAACATATTTAACTCAAACATTTTCAGCAGGAGACAGAGATTTATACACAATAAGTTTCTGGGTTAAAAGATGTTTATTAGGATCTACTCAATATGTATTTGGAGCTCATAGTGGAGCCGCTATTGATGGCGGTGTTGTTTTTACTTCAAGTGACACTTTAGGTTTTTCTTTAAATGGAAATGTGTACAATAAATACACAAGTGCTGTGTTTAGGGACACAAGTGCGTGGTATAATTTTGTAATTATATATGACAGTGCTCAATCAACTGCGGCAGACAGAATAAAAATTTATGCAAATAGTGTCGAGCAAACAGACTATACCACATCAAATAGTGGATTGCCACCATCGAGTTATGACTCATTATATCTTAACAATAATAAAGTTCACACTATTGGGAAACTTAGTGGGTACAGTCAGAACTATTTTGATGGATATCTTGCTGATTTTAACTTTATAGATGGGCAAGCATTAGCTCCTTCTAATTTTGGTGAAACAAAATCAGGCGTTTGGGTTCCTAAAGATACATCTGGCTTAACGTTTGGAACAAATGGTTTCAGATTAGAGTTTAAAAATAGCTCTGACATAGGCAATGATACAAGCGGTCAGGATAACGATTGGAGTACAAATAATTTCGTAACCGCAGATGTAGTGTCAGATAGTCCCACTAATAATTTTGCTACTATGAATCCTTTAGATGGTCCTACTTTTTCTACTGCTTTTGGTAATTTGCGAGTTAATGGTAGTTCTAGTACCGCAGGAAGTATAGGGTCTACCTTTTTTCCAACAACAGGTAAATGGTACGTTGAAATGGTTGCTGAAGATATGGGCAACGGAATGTCTGTTGGTATTAAGAGTGATACTGAAGGCACTTTTTGGAAGCCAACTAGAGGTAAAAGTGTAATTTACCAATCTGATGGTCATAAGATTATTGATGGTGGGAGTGCTGTTGACTATGGTGCTACTTATACTGTTGGAGATATAATAGGTCTTAAAATAAATTTAGATGATGGCGAGATAGAGTTTTTAAAAAACAATGCTTCACAAGGTAACGCATCAACCGCTTTAACTTCTGGTGTTGCTTTTGGTGTTTTCTTTCTAGATACGTCTTCAGCAGATAACGCTAGGTCGCAATTTAATTTTGGACAAGATAGCTCATTTCGGAATACTGTAACCTCTGGTTCAGCTAACGCTTCAGACGCTAATGGACACGGTGATTTTTATTATTCAGTTCCTTCTGGATATTTAGCACTAGTTGCAGAAAATTTGCCTGAACCATCCATCTCACCTTTAAATGATGAGCCTCCAGAAGATCACTTCGACACACAAATATGGACAGGAACTGGTTCGAGTAACAGTATATCGAGTTATCAGTTTGCACCAGATTGGGTTTGGATAAAACAACGAAACGCAACACAAGACCATACTGTGCAAGATAGTGTTCGTGGTGTTGGTAAATATTTATCAACAAATGATACTGACTCTGAAAGTACAAGTTCAACACAAATAACATCATTTGATTCAAATGGTTTTACGTTAGGAACAGCAATATCAACAAATGACAATAACGATACCTATGTTGGTTGGGCTTGGCTTGCAGGGGGTTCAGCATCTAGCAACACAGACGGAAGCATCACTAGCTCTGTATCAGCTAATACAAAAGCAGGATTTAGTATCGTAGGCTTTACAAGTGCTTCTTCTGGTAACTTTACAGTAGGACATGGACTTGGCGTTACACCAGAAGTAATTATTCAAAAGGAACGTGGGTCAACTGGAAGTTGGCACGTTTGGCATGAATCAGTTACTACCAATACTTCTCAGTATCTCAAACTTGAAACTACAGGCGGAGTAGCAAGTGTTAGTAATGTATGGGGTGCTAGTGTTCCTAATTCGACCACTTTTGGATTAGGTGTAGGAGTGAGTGTCGATGCAAACAATACTCAAATCGCCTATTGTTTTCACTCGGTCAGGGGCTATTCCAAGTTTGGAAGTTACACAGGAACCGGAAGCACTGATGGTGTGTTTGTGTTTACAGGGTTCAGACCAGCTCTGCTTATTGTCAAACAAACAGATGCTTCTAACAGATGGATTATATTTGATAATAAAAGAGGTGATATAAACCCGCTTGAAGAAAAGTTGGAATTAAACCCTAATGATGATACAGCAGAAAGTTCAAGCGGCACAGATTGTTTTGATTTTCTGTCAAATGGTTTTAAATTAAGAAGAAGTGGTGATGTGTACAATGGTTCTGGTCATGACTACATCTTCATGGCATTTGCTGAGATGCCTTTCAAATATGCAAATGCGAGATAGGAGTGATAAATGTGGAAATATAACAACAAAGTAATTAAGTCAGGTAGAGGTTGGTCAGACGATGACGGCAACCAATATCCAAGCAACTGGTTAGCACTCACAACCGATGCAGAAAAGAAAGCGGTAGGCTTGGTTTGGGAAGATGAACCTAAATGGTATGACCAACGGTTTTACTGGTCTGCTGATAAACCAAAAGCATTAGATGATGTTAAAGAAGTAGATGAGGATGGTAAAGCTGTATTAGATGTTGATGGCAATCAACTAATAACACTTGGTCTTAAAAGTCAATACAAAGCACAGACAAAAGCTACAGCTAAATCATTACTTGAATCAACTGATTGGTATGTTGTTCGTAAAGCAGAAGATAGCACAACCACTATTCCAACCGATGTTGCTACCTATAGGGCGGCTGTTAGGACTGCTTCAGGCACGATTGAGACAGCGATAACAAATGCATCTGACCATGCGGCTTTTATAGCCTTATGGGATATACCAGTGGATAGCGATGGTAATCCTACAGGCAACGCACCGATAAATGACTGGCCGGAGCCACTTATAGGATAAAGTATGTTTTCAACCCTACCCTTTGCTGGAGGTGCATTTGCTGATTCGGGGTCTGAAAGCGTAAGTTTCAGTGTTAGCGGTGTTGCGGCAACATCTGCTTTAGGTAATGAAACAGTATCTACCACTGAAAATGTAACTGTTGCAGTTACAGGTTCAGCAGGAACCTCAGCTTTAGGCAATGAAACAGTATCCACTACTGAAAATATAGCTTTTAGTGTTACTGGGGTATCTTCAACCTCTGCTTTAGGTAACGAAACTGTTACAGGCACAGCTATTTTTAGTGTAGGCAACACGACTGAATTAGTCGGTGGTCTAGGTAATGAGCAAATTGGTGCTGGAGTAGGAGTATCCGCAACAGGGGTGTCTGCTACTTCTGCTTTAGGTAATGAAACTGCCATAACCTCTGTATCCATATCTGTTACAGGAGTTGCATCTACAAGCGCATTAGGTAATGAAACTGTAACAGGCACAGCAAAGACAATACCTACAGGAGCAGAAGGCACATCAACGGCTGGCTCTGCAAACTTAACAGGAGCGGCAGTTGTAGGTGTTAGTGCTTCTGGTGGTGTCGCCAGTCTCGGTGAAGAGTCTGTTAGGTGTGGAGCTAATCTATCTGTAACTGGTGTAAGTTCTACGGGACAGGTAGGAACGGTACAAGTATCGAACACTAGAGATGAAATTGTTAGTGTTTCGGGTGTTGCTGGTACTTCTGCTGTTGGTGATCCAACAATTATTGGTAGTTGCATATTTAGTATTTCTGGTGTTTCTTCTACAGGTTCAGTAGGTGATACTACTTTTGTCGGCTCGGTTAGCTTAAGTGTAACTGGGCAAACTGCTACTTCTGCTGTCGGTAGTAATTTTATAGTAAGGGGTAACTCGGATGTTGATGTTACATTAGGAGCGGCAACAAGTAGTCTGGGTAATACTACTGAAGTCGGTAGTTGTTTGGTTGTTCCTACAGGTGCGAGTGCGACTACGACTGTTGGTTCTGTTTCGATAGAATTAATTACAGCATTTTCTGTTACAGGAGTAGAAGCTACAGGTGCAGTCAACACTCCTGATATATTAGCTGGAGCTACTTTTGCTGTAACAGGTGTAACTGCTACGAGTGCATTAGGAAACACAACAGAGTTAACTCAAACAGTCGTGAGCCCAACCGCTGTAACAGGAACAACAAGTATTGGTTCTGCATCAGTTGTTGGTGATGCTGTGTCCGGGGTTAGTGGACAGGCTACAACAAGTGGATTAGGTGAAGAGTCTGTAACAGGTGATGCTAATTTAGATGCAATAGGAAATATAGGTAATAGTGCCGTAGGTGATGTAACTGTTTCACTTTCTTCAGTAGTCAGTGTTACAGGTGTATCAGGCACAACTTCTGTAGGCACGGTAGTAATAGATACTGCAAGTATTATTATCCCCACAGGTGTATCAGCCACCTCTGCTATAGGATCGGTAAGTATTGATTTATTACAGACCGTATCTGTAACTGGAGTTAGTAGTAACTCTACTGCTGGTGATATTACCTTTATTGGTAATGCTGTTGTAGCAGTCACAGGATTGTCAATCCAAGGAAATATTGGTATTGTTGCAATATGGGGATTAGTTGTACCTGATCAAAATCCTGTTTGGTCTGAAGAAACGGCAAGTCAAACACCTTCTTGGAGTGAGACGACACCATCACAAAATCCTAATTGGACAGAGGAAGCGGCATAATGGCAAGTTCATACACATCAAACACAGGAATAGAAAAACCAGCTACAGGTGAACAAGCTGGAACTTGGGGTACAACAACAAACACTAATTTTGACATAATTGATCGTGCATTGAATGGTGTTGGCGCAGTCTCTTTATCTGGCACTACACATACTTTAACTACTAGTGATGGAAGTTTATCAGATGGTATGTTTAAAGTATTAGTTTTAGGTGGTTCTCCAAGTGGTACTAATACTATAACTATATCACCTAACACCGCAGATAAATTATATTTTGTGTATAATAACTCAGGACAAACAGCTACTTTTAGTCAAGGCTCAGGAGCTAATGTCAGCATCACTACAGGATCTGCAAAAATTATATATGCAGATGGTGCAGGATCAGGAGCCGCAGTAAACGATTTTACAAATTTACTAAGCATCGGTTTAGGTGGTACAGCAATAACTTCTACTGCCGCAGAACTTAATTTATTAGATGGTGTTACAGCAACCACATCAGAGTTAAATTATGTAGATACTACGGCAGGAACAGTTGCCGCTTCTAAAGCCGTTGTTGTAGACTCAAACAAAGATACAAGTGGCATACGCAACTTAACTATTACTGGGACGTTAAATAGTGGCACTCCAGCTTTATTAGCTACAGCGCAAGAGTTTACGGCTACACAAAATTTCAACGAAACTACTTTAACAGATGCAAGCACCATTGCTTGGGATGCAAGTGCTAATCAAGTTACTAAAGTTACCCTAACCGCAAATAGAACATTAGGTGCGGCAACTAACCAAGTGCAAGGGGGAGTTTATGTGCTGACTATAATACAAGACGGCACAGGAAGTCGCACAGTCACCTTTAATAGCACTTACAAATTTACAAGTAATGTTCCTACTTTATCAACTTCAGCAAGTGCTAGAGATATTTTAGTATTTTTAAGTGATGGTACTAATATGTATGAGATAGGTCGCTCTTTGAACCCTAGTCAAACGAGTTAAAAAATGCCATTAGCTAAATTACAGTTTCGTCCAGGAATCAATAAAGAAATTACTGCATACAGTAATGAGGGTGGTTGGAATGATTGTGATAAAGTTAGATTTAGATTTGGCTACCCCGAAAAAATAGGTGGTTGGGAAAAATTATCTAATAATACCTATTTAGGATTTCCAAGAACATTACATGCATGGACTAATTTATCTAATGATAAATTTTTAGCATTAGGTACAGATCGTAAATATTACATAGAATCAGGTGGTGGTTACAATGATATTACCCCAATACGTTTAAGTGTCAAAAAATCTGTTGATGTTTCTATATCGGTTACTGGTGTTGGAGCTACCTCTTTACTAAATAGTGTCACATTAGATCCTGAAGTGGTTGAAAGAAAGATTAGTGTGGCTATGGTAGCACAACTTGGAACAGTAGAAGTTTCTATAAAACCGGGAGTTTTAGTTCCTGTAGGAGATTAAATGAGTAATGTAACTGTTGAACCAAACGCTGTCACAGCCACCGCAAGTGTTGGAACAGTATCTGCTTTGATAAATACCGCTCCTATTAGCGGAGCAGTTATTACTTTTAGTTCAGTCAAAGATAGTACCACTTGTACTATTAATCACACAGGGCATGGCGCACTTACTGGTGATTTTGTTACGTTTACTAATGTCGATTTAGTTGCTGAGCTAAGTTCTATTGTAACACTTCTAGAAAAAGAACATGAAATAACAGTAACAAGTGCCAATGATTATACAATTACTTTAACATCTAACCCATTATCTACTCTTACTAATTCTGGTTTAATAGAAGCTGAATATCAATTAAATAGAGGTTCTACCACGCAACTTCTAGGTTCTGGTTGGGGCGCAGGAACATGGGGTGCAGACGGTTGGGGGTCAGCCTCGTCTGAAACAATTTCTACTACGACAGGGTTACGAATTTACACACAGGATAATTTTGGTGAGGATTTAATATTATGCCCAAGAGAGGGTGAGTTATTTTTCTGGCGTGAAAACGATGGCTTGTCTACACGAGCTTTTGCTATTAGTGATTTGAGTGACACTGTACCCTTAAAAAATAGACAAGTCATGGTAACAAGTGATAGACATGTTGTGGTATTTGGCACAACTGCTGTTGGGTCAACAGAGTTAGACAGGTTACTTATACGGTTTAGTGACCAAGAAAATGCTTTTGACTGGTTGCCTACTGCTACTAATACAGCTGGAGATTTACGAGTTGAAGATGGCTCTACCATTATGCAAGCTGTTAAAACACGTAGAGAGATTATCGTTTTGACAGATACATCTGTGCATACCATGCAATTTATAGGTCAGCCTTTTACATTTGGTATTAGTAGAATATCTTCTAATACAAGTGCTATATCACCTATGGGTGCAGTAGCAGTAGAAGATGCTGTGTTTTGGATGGGTAAAAATAGATTTTATGTGTATGAAGGTCGTGTACAACCTATACCTTGTACAGTAAGAGACCATGTGTTTAACAATTTAAATGAGTCAGCGGTTGAAAAAATAGTAGCAGGAGTAAACTCAGAGTTTGGTGAAGTGTTTTGGTTTTATCCATCTGGTAGCTCTACAGAAAATGATAAGTATGTAGTGTATAATTATGAGCAAAAAATATGGTATGTTGGAGCGTTTGGTCGTACTGCATGGTTAGATAAAGGTATTTATGAATACCCAATGGCATCTGTAGAAACATTAATATATAATCACGAAAAAACAAATGATGATGATGGAACTGCTATGTCCGCTTTTATAGAGTCCAGTCCTATGGATATGGGCGATGGCGATAATTTTACTTTTATACAAAAACTTATACCTGATATTAGTTTTGCTAAATCTGATGCTAGTGCTACTAATCAAGCTACTTTTACACTCAAAGGGCAAAGGTTTCCTGGAACTGGATTTGAAACAAGTAAAGCAATTACAGTAGGCGATGATGCTACTCAAAATTATGTACGTGTAAGGGGTCGTTCTTTTGGTTTACGTGTTGAGTCGAGTAATGTGCAAATGAACTGGCGGTTAGGCTCGCCACGGGTAGATATTAAAAATGATGGTAAACGATGACAGTTAATAAAGCACCATTACCCACTTTTCCGTTGCCACCAGAAAACTACGATCGTATGTATTTTGATGAGTTAGTTCGTACTCTTACACAGACATTTACATTAGTAAATAATCCTGGAGAGCTTAGAGGTACAAAAATTACACTTACTGATTTACCTACTTCTTCTGAAGGTTTAGAAACAGGTGCTTTGTTTAATGATAACGGTACAGTTAAAATTGTGACTTGACTTGCAGTTTAACTATTTTTTGAGTATGATGAGTTTAGCTCATTACAGGTTTAGCTATCCTGCATCATACATTATGTAAAGGGAACGTGATGCAAGGTATAGCCAGTTTAGATTATACGGTACAAGAACAACCGCTCATTCCACAAGGTGGGTTACAAAAATTTCAAGATGCCGCAGATATGTTGGCAGACTTTGGTCGTGAGGGTGATACCTACATTGTACATGCGGCTGAAGGTGAAACTGTTATACCAGTAGAAGTACTTGATGCTAACCCACGCATGAAGGCTATGCTTTTTAAACAAATGGAAGACATGGGGTTAGAACCAGAACGTTATGTTGTTGGTAATGAATTAAATAGTATAAACCCTGTAACTGGTCAGCCTGAGTTTTTTCTAAAAAAATTATTTAGTGGTATTAAAAAAGCTGTCAAAGCAATAGCTCCTATAGCATTGCCTGTATTAGCACCGTTTTTACTGCCGACATTACCACTCGCATTAAGTTCTGGTTTAGGTGGTTTCGCCGCTTCCAAACTTAGGGGTGCTTCAACTGGTGATGCTTTGAAAAGTGCTTTGATATCTGGCGGTTTAGCTGGTTTAGGTAGTTTTGCAAAAGGTAAAGGCTTTTTAGGAACAGGTAGGGATGTTGGTATACGTGGTATATTTGATAGAACACCAAAATCTCCAGTAAATGTTAGTCCAGCTACTAATCAAATAGATCAATTAGCTGGTCAAGCGGAGATTATAGCAAAAGGCTTTCCACAACCAGAACTTGCGGCTTCAAATCTTCCTGTGCAAGCACAACCAGCTACAGGTTTAGAAGGTTTAGAAACAGCTAATCCTATAACAGAAGCATTTAAAAAGTATGTATATGACCCAGCACCTAATGTAATGGATGCTAGTGGGCAAACTTCTGGTGAATCATTCTTAGAAAGTTATTTAAGCCCATCACGTACTTCATTAAGCCCAGAAGCGGCAACAGTTGAAGCCGCACAGGGCGCACAACAATCAATTGATGTAGCAAATTTAGCTTTAAAAAATCAGGGTTTACCAGCTTTAAGTCCAGATAAAGAAACAGACATGATAACAAAAGCTATTACTAGTGCTACTACTAAATACGAAGAGCCTAGCACACTTAAAAAGTTTGCTCCATTAGCTGTCGCAGGAGTCGGAGCACTTACCGCCTACGACTCATTACGTCCACCAGTAGATGAAGATGGTGATAATATAGATGATATTACAGGGCAAATGATTTTAAATCGAGATATAGAACAGGGTATATACCAATATGGGTTTGACCCTAATACTTTCTATGGTGACAACCCATTTTATCAAAGAATACAGGCGGCTGATGGTGGTGAAATCGTTGGTCCTGGAACAGGAACCAGTGATTCAATACCAGCTTTGTTAAGTGATGGTGAGTTTGTTATGACAGCAAATGCTGTAAAAGGAGCTGGTGGGGGAGACAGAACTAAGGGTGCAAAACGTATGTACCAAATGATGAAACAGTATGAGGGCAGAGCATAATGGCAATTGATACTATTATTCAAAGAGAAGCCCCTGAAATAGAAGCTTATAAATTAGGATTACTCGAACAAGCAAAAGATTTAACTTCTGCACCTCCTGTTGGCGGTTTACCAGCAGTACAAGCGCAAGGTGCTACTGATTTACAACAACAAGCTTTTGCTGATGCCTCAAAATTAGGTGTTGGTGCATACCAAAATTTTATAAACCCAGCATCTCTTATGATACAAGCTGGAGGATTAGCCCCCTCACAGACCATGATAGACCAATATATGAACCCTTACCAACAAGCGGTACAAGATGAAATTAATAGAGCGTATGACATACAACAGAATCAAGCGGCAGATCGTGCGATTGGCGCAAAAGCTTTTGGCGGAAGTAGAGCAGAGATTTTATCACGTGAAGTTGATCGTAATAGAGCTTCAGCGTTGGCTCAATCACAAGCTCAAAATTTTTTACAAGCGCAACAAGCCGCCCAAAACCAACTCCAAAGACAAATAGAAGCAGGAACACGGCTAGGTGGTTTAGGCGAGTTAGCGCAAAGAATGGATGTGTCAGGGTTAGGTGTTATGTCACAGCTTGGTGAACAAGAACGTGCTTTACTACAAGCACAGTTAGAAGCACAAAGACAAACAGATTTACAGAATGTAATGGAGCCTAGGCAACGTCTAGGTTTTTACAGTGATATTTTAACAGGAGCACCCACTACACAAATGCAAACACAAATAAGCTCTACCCCTCAACCAAGTCTCTTAAATCAATTATTGGGTGCAGGGATAGGTGGTTTAAGTTTATACGGTGGATTTAATAGGGCATTTGGCTAATGAATAATATGAAAGATCAAGCTTTAGCAAGACCAATGTTTGCACAAATGGCACAGTCTATAGATAATTTAGAACAGCAAATTGATAATGCTGAAGATTACGCAGGAATTATGAATGCTATACGTGGTGATGAAGCTACTGTGGCTGAACGTCGTCAAGAACTTGGTGGGTTAGTTGGTAAAAAAGATGCTAATAAAACACCTGAGTCTGTACTAACTTTAATACAACCTACTCTTGGTATTATGGAAACAGTGCAAGAAGGTGGTATATCAGCTGATGGTGTAGGTATTACTAGTGGTTTGACTGAACAAGCTCCAGGACAAGCAGAAGCTAAAGCACGTATTGCTATGGGTGAACAACCTGTGAGGCGAGCAAGTGGTTCTACAGATGCAGAAGATATCACAACAAAATTATCTGGTTTGACTTCTCTTATACCTGAACCTCAAGGATACGAATCTTATCTCAAACAATATCAAGATGTGCTTGGTGATACACCTACAGGTTATGAATTTAATCCAGTAATATCAGGATTAAATCTCGCCTCCGCAATAGCTAATGCACCCCGAGGAGAATTATTATCAACGATTTTGAGTAAAGAAACTATAAAAGATGTTGGTGATCCTATATTACAAATGGCACAAGCTAAAAGTAAACAAGATCAAGAATTAAAACTTAAAGCATTAGATGCGGAAACTGCCGCTAAAACGAGTGCCGCAGAACAAAAATCTGACTTATTAAAAACAGCACTACCTAAATTATTAGAAGCTGATGATATTACTGTTCAAACAGATGGTACAGGGCAACCTTTTATTGTCAATAAAACCTCAGGTGAAACTACTCCATTTGGAAAACCCACTCCAACTGAGTATACAACATTCACAACTACTGATGGCACAGTATATAATTTTAATAAACAAACAGGTGAATATAAAGCGACAGATGTTGCTAATGCTCCTGCTCGTAGTGCGATTAAATTAGAAGATGGTCGTACTGCTTTAATAGATCTTACAGCTGATGATCCTACAAAAAATATACAGTATTTAGGCACAGAAAAAGTTGATGATAAATATGAATTTAAAACCGTAGGCGGTGGAGTGCTTGTTAGTAATAAACAAACTGGTTCAACTGAATTCAAAACAGTTGAGGGTATGCCTATTGATTTTGAGGTTTATGGTAGTGCTGAAAGTGGTTTTTTCAAAGTAGATAAAAACGGCACTGTTTCACCACTTACAGCTGATGAAACAGGTGTGACAATACCAGATACCGATTTTCAAAGAGAAATAAAACAATTTAAAGAGGTGCAAGCTAAGTTGTTGGGCATGGATCCAACAGATGAAAATTACGCTGAAACATTGCTTGAGTTTCAGGCGTTTTCAGAAAAATACACACCAGTTAAAGATTCTGAGTTTGAAAGAATAGCAAACGCTAATGCTGAAAGAATTTACAAAAACACAGAGGGTACAGAGCAAGATAAGCAAGCGGCTAAAAATGAGTATTTAGCTAAAACATATAACGACTTTGTCGTAGCAAAATCAACAGTCCAACAAAATTATAACCCTAATGAAGCACTTGATAAAGAGTTTGCAACTATATTTGGTAAACAAGTAGCAGAAATAGCAAAGGCGTCAGAAAATAGTCAACAACTTGCTCAGTTATCGCAGTTAGCTCTTCAAGCGTCAGAAAATTATAATACTGGAGCTTTTGCTGAAGCTCGTTTAAATATTACCAAAATGGCTAAATCTCTTGGTATAGTAGATACGATGCGATCTGCACTAGGAGAAGATAGGTTCAACAGGTTCTTTCAGGGAGATTTAGATAATGTAGCTTCTGGTGAATTATTACAATCAGTTGGATCACAATTTGCTATTATGATGGCAGAGGGATTTCCTGGAAATTTAAATTC